ATGGCTACAGGTCAAGGCGGCAACGGTGCCGTGGAATTCAACGATATTCAACAGGTCGCTGAGATCCCCAAAGCGGATGCGCTGGTAGGCGTGAACATTGCTGGGCGTTGGCGGCTTGATGAGAAGTTTCACGAGGGGAAGCAAGAGTCTGGAGGTAATTTTGGCATTGGCTACACCGCGACAGACCTTGACGATGGCTCGCGAAGGTTCGTTAAGGTTGTGGACTTCCGCAGTCGCATGAGTGATTTGAGTCAGTTGCGTCAACTGCTCGAATTGGCAGAGTTTGAGGTGGTCATGCATAAGGCGTGCATGCGAATGTCTAAAGTCGTTCGCATGGTTGGTCACGGTCAACTGGCATTTCAAACTCCCACAAATCCAGATCCTTACAACTATCTCTGTCTCGTGCTAGAGCGTGGCGATGGCGACATAAAAAGTCATGTCGATTTCCGTCCTGACCGGAGTCCGTACTGGAAGCTGTGGGTGTTGAGAGAGGTTGCGCTTGCCATCGTACAGATGGAGCGCGCTCAGCTCGCGCACAACGATATCAAGCCTTCAAATGTCATTCGGTTTCCGAGCAATGGAGTCTCACACAATATCAAGCTGGGTGACCTGGGCCGGGCAGTAACCAAATCTGGGACAGGGCCTTTCGATGGATATGGATGGGCAGGCGATCCAAGGCACAAGCCGCTGGAAGTGCTCTATGGCTGGGAGGAGCCGGAATGGCAAAACCGTAGGACTGCAGCTGACGCTTACATGCTCGGAAACCTCGTGAGTTTCCTTTTTTCTGGGGCGTCCCTAACTGAGCGCGTGACGAACTCGCTGCCGCCTGAATACCGGCATGGAGCCGGTGGCTTTGTTGGACCTTATCGTGAGTTGCTGGACATCATCCGTTACACACGCAATAGTGTGCTCGAAAACCAGGTCATTCCAACTTTTCCCGCCGAATTGCGCCAAGAGCTGGGTGATATCGTCCGTTGGTTAACTGAGCCTGATCCGAAGTTACGTGGTGAGCCAAGTGCACGGCGTGCTGGCTCCGTCGGCATCGACAGAATTCAGTCTCGCTTGGAGCGTCTCGCCCAGCGGGCACAACTATATGAGCGCCTCAGCGTGAAACCCAAATGAACAGGTTACTCCCCACTCGCAGGCTCATTCCCAAGTGGCGCAAGGCTCGGTTTTCCTTGAACCAGCCGGAAATGCTCGGGCTCGTCCAGTCTGTTAAGTCATTTGTACCTATTCCAACAAGCGATGAGGCTGTCGATATTGCAATATGGACATGGGAGCAAAGCAAGTCTATCGGTGACCTTGCAGATCTTCTCGCGTTCGGCATGGATACCCGCCAGCATGTTCGCCTCGTACCTGCAGCTGAGGCAGCGCTGAAGTCACCACAAGCCACCTCGGCAATGAAGCTCGTAGCCCAGGAAATTCTTAAGTCAGGTGCTAGCGAAGCGTTTCTGTGGCGCGACTCAGAAGTGGCCAAGAGCGTTCGTGGTTTGAGAGCTCTGTTGAGCAACACGCCTAATGACGTAATTGCGCTTGTGGATCTGGCTCAGCACCACCTTGCAGTGGGAAAGCAGCGCGCAGCCCATCGCGCACTGATGGTAGCGCATCAAATTTCTCCCGATTCCGTGCATGTACTTCGTGCTGTAACGCGCTATTGGATTCATGTTGGCATGCCCGACAAGGCCCATGCCTTCATTAAGAAGGCGCCACGCACCGCAGCTGATCCCTGGCTTATGGCTTCGGAGATTGCAACGGCGCAGATTACGGGGTCTCCGTCTACTCAGCTCCGTAAAGCTCAGCGAGCCCTGGCCATCAAATCTTTCAAAAGTAGAGACGTTACGGAGCTCGCTGGCGCAGTTGGAGGTGCAGAGCTATATCAGGGTAACTTCAAGGAAGCGAGAAAGCTATTTCGTCTTGCACTTGAATATCCCACCGACAATGTGTTGGCACAAGCTATAACGAATCAAGACCACCTTCAGATTGAGATTAATGACTCGCTGCTTCAGAAGGCCCCGAATGGGGTATTTGAAGGCCGTGCGCTGCAAGCACTTCTACGCACAGACTTCGAAGAGGTGGGGCAGCTCACGGAATTTTGGGCTGAAGAGGAGGCTTTCTCCAGTCGTCCGCGCCTTCTGCAGTCGTTTGTTCATGGTGCAATGGGCAACTACGAGCGAGCCCTCGAAGCAGCTGAAGCTGGTCTTTTGACAGATCCGAAGGACACGAGCTTACGAGGCAATCGTGCGTACGCGCTCGCTTTGATGAAACGATTTGATGAGGCTGAGGCCGAACTAAAACTGATCGATGCGCAAGGGGATGAAGAAAACCGTCCGTTGACGCTTGCTACCATGGGGGCTGTAAAGCTTCTGGTTGGAGAACATGAACTGGGAAGCGCGCTCTATGAGGATGCTTTGACCGAGTTCGCGCGAAAGAAAGCTGAACTGCAGTATTCAGACTGCCTCGCCTTTTATGCCAGAACGGCAATGAATGCTGAAAGTCCCATAAGTTCTGAGTTGCTTCAACGAGCGGTTGACCGCTTCTTGAAAGTGCCGTCACACGCGGCGGCCGTAGTTCTGCGCTCCCTGAACCAGGAAGCCAAAATCAAAGATAACGAGCCAATGCGCCGTGTAACTCAATGGGAGTGGAATAAGACAGCGAACACCCTCACGCAAAAGCACGGACTGACGAAAAGGGGTGCGCCGGCCGTGGTGATATCGAACAACGAAAGAAATAGCAAGTAGCGCTAGTTGCGAGATGGTGCGTTTAACACGCTTCGATTGCTTTATGCCATTCTGGAGCGCCAACGGATCTTGGCAGGACGTGTCGCACGAACGAAGAGCCTTCGAATGATCGCGTGGTCTTCGCCGTTTTCGCATGAAAAATCTATTGGTATGGGGTTCACAGTTTGGAACGCCTTGACTTATTTTTCTGCACAGGCAGACCTGTAGCCAGCATCCTGCTCAGACCTGCAAAATCCAGCGCAATTTCAAGTTCATCTTGATCTGGAAAGAGGGTTACTCTGGCCACTAACTCCAGGATGATGAGGGACTTTACTGGCTCCCAATAGTCTCCCCAAATTTCCTCGGTCCTGGCGAGGTGTTTGATCACATGCGCAGGCTCAAATTGCGGCAAGTCTTTGAGTTCACCGGGTAAGTTGTCCAGCAAGCCTTGAGGGTTCTTGAATTGTTCAAGAAGGTACGTGATGACCACGTCGTGAATGTCTGCAGCGCGTATGGTGGGCGGACCTGTGTCCGTCGCTTTTTCTTGTGGCGTTGCTACGCCTTTGTAGTAGCGATAGCGCAACCCGTTCCGATTACTGGATTCGTACATCTTGTACGGTCGACCGTCATGCCAGTAGAGCCGATCGCCCAACGGGAAGAAGATCCAGCGCTCTTCAGTTGTTGGAACACCCTTGCGTCTTGCGCGTCGGTCCAAGATTTCGTGGACCCGGTCCCATAGGCCCTGCTCGATGATCGGCTGGTGTTTGCTGGCTTGCCATTCCTGCCGGTAGAACAACTCGCCGAGGTACATGCGGTTGTTCAGAATCCGATACAGACCGTTGCGGTCAATCGGTTTGCCGCCAGCCCTGTTGCCTTGCTGGCTGACGCGGACTTTGGATCGGTACCCCTGATCTGCTAGCTCGATGATCAGGGCATCGACGGATGCAGCTTCTGTGAAACGCTGAAAAATGTCTTTCACGATCGCCGCTTCAGTTGCATCGACCTGCAATTCCTGACGCTGATCTTGGTAGTAACCGAGGGGAACGCCGTTGTGCTGCCATTTGCCATTGGCGCGAGCGGCTGAAATTTTCTCCCGTGTGCGTTCACCTGACTGCTCTCGTTCGAACTGAGCAAACGAGGTGAGCGTGTTGATCATCAGCCGCCCCTGTGGCGATTCCGTGTCTAGCGACTGGTTGACACTGACCAAGGCAATGCCGGGAATAGTGAATAAAGGAATGATGTCGCAGATGTCTAGGACGTTGCGGCAAACGCGGTCAAGGCGTTGAATGACCACCGCATCAATCTTGCCGTCCTCCATGTCCTGAAAAAGCTGTTGGAGGGCAGGGCGGTTCATGCTGCCGCCTGAGTACCCGTCGTCGGCATAAACGGGTTCAATCAGCTCCCACCCCATGCCTTTCTGGGAGTGAACATAAGCCTTGCAGGACTCGATTTGAGCCTCAATAGAACTCAGCGGTGTGTCGTCTCGGCTGCTGGACGACACACGTGCATAGACGGCACACCGTCGAATTTTGGTCGAGGTACTTTCGCAGGTGGGATCCGCTGGTTCCAGTTCGCCGGATAGCTGGTTCATGCCCTCCATCATCTCAAACTTGGGAGCCAGTCGAAGTCAGGAGAGCAAAGCGAGTTCCCCCTTTGCTGGGGAGATGGCCGATTTGTCTCAGCCAGAACCAGAGTGCCGGTGCATCAATGGGCCCGTTTGTTGTCCAGTTGATACCCCCGGCGGCGTTCGAACTCCTGATATTCCTTTGTGATCGCAGGGTCGGAATAGCCTGCGGAGACATCTGATTCCGCGTCGATTCCGTCCAGGCCAGGTAGGCTTGAGACAGACTGCAACCAGTTTTCGCGCGGAATCTGAGGTTCAATAAACGGTTTCAGGTACGTATCTAGATGACCATCGTTGGGGGCCTGGATTTCTTTGGTGAGTGCATCCAGATAGGGTTGCTTGCTGGTTCGCATCCAGTTCACCGACATGTTGGCGCGAAAGCAAAGCTCGGCATGAACGAGCAACATCGTTCTCCCATTGCCATCAAGAAATGGATGGCCGTATGCAAACATGCCCATGATGAAGCCGGGGCGTTTGTCCATCTGCTTTTTATCTTGGGCCACAGACAAACCCTCTGAGACTGCCAACCGGCAGTCGCGTGGATGGCAGAAATAAAGCGCTCCCTTTTTGACCGCGCTGTTAGGCAAAACTTCTGCCCGGTCTTTTCCAGCCCAAGGGTAAAGACCTTCGAACAAGATGCGATGCACCTCTAAGAAATCGGCGTACTCAATCTGCTTTCTCTTGGCCAGAAAATCCAGCGCGGCTGGAAGCTGTGCACGAAAGAGTTCATGCTCAGCGATCTTGACGATCTCCAGATCTTTTTCTTTGTCGAAGTTGCGCAGGTACCCTTCGGTCGCAAAATCACCAAACGGGTCAAACACGGGCCAGATTCCGATGGTGCGCGATGACCAGCCGGGTCATGTCGCGCGGGGAGAGTTTGCCTGCACGTGTCAGTGCAACCAAGAGGTCATCTGTTTTGTCGCTTTTGACCTCGTCGCCAGCCAGCTTCGTCACGGCTTTGGCCCAAAGGTCTGCAAAAGTTGGGGCAAACACAATGCCCTCGCGCTTGGCCAGTTGACGCACATAAATGGCGGTGGGGTCGCTGCGACGTCGCCGGGCTCGCTTGAGGTCTTGTGTTCGCTGGTGTTCCATTTTGGCCATGGCCTGCTCAAGCAACGCCTGTCGCCCGATCTGCTCGACCTTGTCAGGTTTGGCATAGACGCCGCGATCAAGTCGGGTGATGAGGCCCTTTTCGACCAAAGCTTTGAGCGCGGCAGAAACCTGGGTGGGGCCCCCGAAGTCATTGACGTCTGAGCGCAGCAGAACGCCATCCCGCCGAGGGCGGAGTGATTGCAAGATGCGTCCTTCGATGTCCATGTGGTTTATTGTATAGGGCAAGAAAAATCTATGCAAATCAATTATTTATGGAGATATTTATGCCGGTAGAGCGAGCTCTTGTGGACGGCTCTTCATATTCGGAGTGCCCACCATACACGGGGGACAGATTTTCTCTGTCCCCCTTTTTCTTTCCCGGAAGGCCCTGTTTCTGCGGGCCTCCGCGTTTTTTCTTGTGGACGCGACGGGTCAGATTTCCCCGCTTTTTGTCCTTAGAGACCACATTTCTCTCTTTTTTCTCTCCTGGCTTGTGGACGTGTCCATGAGCTGAGCCTAGTATTCATGCGGGTTCCAGGGATTGGGTTGGACCTTGTCGCTGCACGTGCATGAGGGATTTGAACTGATTAAAAGACTGCTTCAGGCTGGGAGTAGCCGACCAGCTTAGGCTGGTGTAAAAAGGCCTAAATCCGAAACCAGTCACTCAAGGCGACCAAAGATTCATGATCGCTATTCACTTATGCTCTGATTGGATGACTCGCCGCGTGGCGGGGAAAGCATTTATAGATGAGCACGAAGAAAGACACCAACCGCGAACCACTCCAAGGCACCCAATTGATGAGCACCGTTGCTACGGGGGGCGGTGGTGGCGTCTTCCAAGCGCGTGTTGGTGCTCTCTATCTGACCAACATGCTCACAGGCCTGCCAACGGCATTCTGCCTACATGGTGCCCGAGTAGAGGAACTTCGCTTCGAAGCGCGCTATACCGGCGCGCACACTGACGATATCTACTGTCGGCTGAGCGATGCGAAAGGCTCCCATCTACAGCTCATCCAGTGCAAACGAGGCCTCAATGCTACTGCAGGTGACAAGGATTTCATTGACGGGCTGCAAGGCGCTTGGCGCGACTTTCTTGGCATTGAGAAGAGTCCGTTTGACCGCGCCTGCGACGTCTTGGTTCTAGCAACCATATCCCCTGCAAAGATCGCAAACCAAGCGGCGAAACGCCTATGCGAGCTAGCCCGTGCCTCGGTCGACTTGGATGACTTCTTGCAGAAGCTTGAGTCCAAGCTCTTCGACAAGAAGCACAAGGACACATGGAACGCCTTTAAGACGGTCTCGAAGGAAACACTGACAGATAAGTACACGGAGGAGCTCGTCTTCAAGCTTCTTCGGCGCTTACGTGTCGACATTCACGACCTTGGCACGGACTCCTCGCAGGAACTCAGCCTCGTCCAAGCACTTCTGGCTTCAAGGCAGCCTTGCGACTCAGGCGAACTGGTGTGGGATGGCCTTGTTTCCTATGTGCAGGAGCAAGGCATCACCGCAGGCACCATAACTCGGTCGACTTGGCCTGATACTGCCAAGGAGGGACTGCGAGCGGCCATAAGCCGTCTGACGTCATCACGCGGGCTAGGCAGCATCGCTGAGCGCTTGAGCGATCAGGCCAAGCTTCAGCTCTCTCTCCTGTCGACAAACTTACCCAACGGGATACATGTCACCCGCAGCGAGTGTGTGGGGCGTGTGCTGGCAGGGTTTGACGAACGTCAGCTCGTGATCATCACTGGCGGCCCGGGCACCGGCAAATCGGCTGTTGTGTCAGAGCTCGCCCCGCTGCTGCTGGAGTCTGGTCCATTGTTCTTCTTCAAGGCGGAGGACCTCGGGGAGCCCAGCTTGGCTGCGATGCAGTCCTTAAACGGTCTTTCCGACCCGGTGCTGGGAATCGACACTCTTCTTAGCACAGCGCAACCGACAGTCATCATTGACTCGCTTGAGAAGGCACTTGAAGCCCAGAATCCGGGTGCACTTGAAGAGCTGTTGGCACTCGTTCACAAGAACAAGGGGACACGACTTTGTATCACGACGCGCTCTTATGCCCTAAATGGCCTGTACACCAACTTCCTGTCCAGCTTCTCCAGTCAGATCGTTGATATCCCGCTACTCACCGACTCGGAGATCTCTGCTGCGGTAGCAGGTAGTCCCCTTGAGGAACTTATTGCCAAAGACTCTGGTGTGAAGGAGGTCCTGCGCGCTCCGTATTACTTGCAGCTTGCCTTCAAGTCCATCGCCGCGGGCGCTGTACTACCCAGCGTTTCAGGCAACGACCTCAAGCGGACGCTTTGGATAGAGAGGGTTGCGCCCAGTAAGGGCCTGCCGCGGGGGCTAGGCCAGAGACGTCGAACGGCGTTCGACGCGGTGTGCTACTTGCGCACGGAGCGGTTTGCGCAGTTCGTGGAGGCACCGACAGACGCTGAGGCAGTCACCTCCCTCTTGCAGGACGCAGTGTTAGTACAAGATGCGGCAGACAGGGTTGCCCCAGCGCACGATGTCTTGGAGGACTGGTCGCTCTTCTTTCAAGTTGAACGCGAGGTTCGCTCTGCCGAGCAAGACTGGACTGTTTTGTTTACAAAGCTCGGGGCACATGCAGGCATGCGGCGAGCTCTGCGCTCATGGACTGCGCAAAAGTCAGCCGAAAACGACGAAGACGCCTACGCGCTAATGCAGGCTGCATTCCGGCCCGAGCCGACTATCCCGCAGTTGTGGCGTGACGAAGTGGCTATAGGACTCTTAAGATCGGAGCGGGTCGAGGATTTAGTCGCAAAGCTTGGGGGCAATGGCGCCTTCGACAATGTGGCTCTGCTCCAGCGTCTGAGCCATCTGCTGCGGGTCGCTTGCAAAGGCCCAACGTCTATCGACTACTCGCACCTGGCAGACGACCCTGCGAACAAGGAATTCATTGCCCGCATTGGGATGGCTGCGCCGGTGGGCAAGGCGTGGGACGTGATGATTGAGTTGGTCGCAATGGCATTTCCGACGTTGCCACCCGAAGCCCACTCGTGGGTCGCCCAGCTCGCCGAGGACGCTGTCGCACACGATGACAACTGGTATCAGCCTAGCCAACGGGTAGTTGATGTCTTCAACATCGCAGAACAATATTGCAGGCGAGACAGCGGAAGCTGGTATAGGGGGCGGTCCGTTGGCAAGCGGTTCTACGCGCTACTGTGCCGATGTTCTGGGGCAGACCCCTCTAGATTCAATGTTTTTGTTGACACGCTCCTAGAGCGGATCTCTGGAGACACCAAAGGCCGAGACCTGTACGCCGAGGAGCGCCTCGAGTTTCTAACGAACGTCAAACACTGTAGAGAACCTTCTTACTTTAGCCCAGACGCGGTGCACAAGGCGTTCCGCGCGCTCTACGTCGAGGACAAACCTCGGGAAGCAGCTCGTCGCCATTACTCTACCGGTTGGGAGGCGTCACTAGGCCTTAGTGAGCGTGCGGATCACAAGTTCTTTCCACCCTCCACGCTGCAAGGCCCATTTCGATCTCTATTGCTCTACTCGTTTGCGAAGAGCGTGCGCTTTGTCGTTGAGCTTTGCAATCATGCCGCAGCATCGTTTGCGAAGTGCCATTCGGAAGAAATTTCGATCGTTCCGCCTGAAAAAAGTCCAAACGGCCGGCCACACATCCACGGCGGTCGACTCTGGGTAGCTTACCGTGGACACTCCGTCTCAAGCTATGTCTTGAAGTGCGCGTTGATGGCGTTAGAGGAACGGTTGCTCATTGAGGCAAAGGTGCAGCCGGACTTCATCTCGAAGGTTCTTGAGCTTATTCTGGAGATCGGCGACTCGAGCTTCACGACCGGGCTCGTAGCTGGCGTGCTTATTGCGCATCCGGCCCTCGTCACAGAGAAGCTTCTGTCGGTCTTTAAGTGTCCTGAGTTCTTTGGCAGCGACATTGCGCGCACCGTGAGTGAGGCTACCGCTCTGGCTATTCACGGCGGCCACGACGGGTTGGACGAAGAGAGGCAAAAAGAACGTTTCGCTAGCAACCATTTGCCGCACAGGCAGCAACACCTAGAAATACTTGTGCTCCAGTTGCAGTTCATCCGACCGGATCTACGTGAAGGCATCTCAACCATCCTGGATAAGCATATTGAAGACCTCAGAAAGGCGTCAGATGTGCCAGATGGCTGGCGAATGAGCCTCAAGCGCATGGACGCTCGAGGTTTGAAGTTTGGTGAGCCGGTCGGCGGAGAGGGACTCGTACCCCTCGAAATTGCAGAGCTTGAGCCCGACTTGAAGGAAATAAGTGACAGAGCTGAGTTGAGCACCCGACTCATGAGCCGGTTGGCGACTGTGCGGCTTTGGGCGGCGGCGATAACACAACCGACGCTGTCCTCAGCACAAGGGGCGGCCGACCGTTTCTCGTCTCCTAGCGAGGTTTACGAGGAGTTCACTCGTCTACGCGTTGAGTTCAAAGGGCACGAGGAAGCAATGCTCATTGGCTTGGACGATGAAGTACCGTGTGCACTGATTCAGCAGTGGCCGAACGATACCTCTGATGCGCTGCATTGGGCTAAAGAGTATCTCCTTGATGTCACTGCGCAGCGTCTGGACAACGACGCCTGGGTCCGATCCGGCCACATGACTGGAGAGTTGCGTGCCAAGACGCTCATCCTGCTCGCTAGCATCGACCCGACCCTCCCGAAGTTGGACGCTGCTCTCGCCAACATCATTACGGAGCCAGTCTGGAAGGTTCGTCGATCCGCGGCGCTCGCCATCTCTGGGATCTTGCGTCCTAAGCAACCCATCGTCGCCGAGATACTTACCACGGCACTGGCGCAGTACGCTGAAGCGTTAAACACCACGACTGAAGCAGGTCACCGGCGGCGTCAGCTCGACTTCCTTGGCGAAGCACGGGAGGCCACTTGTAAGGCGGTGGTGTTAGCCCTTGCGAATGGGAAGTCAGGACATCGACCGACGCCCAGAGGCCTGGCCGCGATAAAGGAATGGACGATAGCGCTCGATGCTGCCCGCAGCGAGATGCCGGAGACCTGGCGAGTACAAGCACTCACCACCATTGCGCGCTTGATGGCCGATCACGAAGACAAGCCGACGGTAGACCGATATGACGCCGACGATGTCGACTTCGAAGCACGTTGGGAGGTGGGAGACCTCTTGGCGACTGAGCTGTTGGCGCAGTCAACGGAACAGACCATCATTTATGAAGTTCTCGACTATTGCATCGAGAACGCCCCAGAGCTCAGTGAGAGGATTTTGGAGTCAACTCTCAGCGGCTGCTTGAAGCAAGAGTACGCCAACGCCGACGCATTCTGGCGTGTCTGGGACCGCGCTGCTACAAAGATACTGCCTGATGAGTCTCTCCGCACGTCATCTCGACGTTTGTACACCAAATATGAGAAACCATTGGCTGTGCTTCTTCTGCGGACCATGCGATGGCCAACGATTTGGCATGACTTGCCGCTCTTGCATCGTAGGCCCAACTTCCTGGCTGACTGTCTTGCGTCAGCCGGCGACAGTCGGCACGCGCTGGAGCATCTGTTGGCTCTCATGACGGGTGTTGGCCGGACTACTGCAATCCCCTCGGCCTTGGTTCAGCTAAGGGACGCGCTATACCTTGCTCCAGTTGATTTTTTCGACAACGGGGATGCTCTTTGGAATGCAGAGACTGTGTGTCATGTGGCAGTTCATGACCACCGTCAAGCGCTTATCCGAGATGTCAATCTTCGTAGGGCAACCTTGGACATACTCGACTTACTGGTCAACGCTGGGTCATCGCTGGCGTTCCAGTTGCGAGATTATTTGGCGGCAAGTCCGACCGCACCCCTCAACCTCGAATTTAGTTCCTGACGGCGACAGTGAATTGCCCCTCATATCGAAATTGCAAGTTTGCTGGTATCGGTTTTCGAAGCTGATCGACATGGGTGGTCTGGTTCCTATCGAGTTACAAGAAGTGCCGTCTGAATGAATAAACCTATTTCAAAGAAATGCTCCATAGAGCTGGATGAGTCTTGCTTTGATAGGGAGGCTTGGCGTCAGCCCCTTTTTATTGATCCAGAGGAAACTGCTCGTGCCACAAGTCGGGCAGCGCATTGCGCGTAAACCACACCATGCTGACCTCCTGAGGCTGCCTTCCTTGCAGAATGTCCATTACCAACGATGGGTCCAGCAACGTCAGCCTCAGCAGTTCATTGACTGTGCTCGGGTCAAGCCCTTCCAGTTGGGCAATTTCTGAGCCGCTGCGGACTTCGCCTGCAGCTAAGAGCCGTTGCCAGTAGTGGGCCCGAGCGAGTCCCTGGAGCAGGGCAATTTGGCTGCTCTTGTCCATGGCCTCGCCATTCAATTTACCCTCAGCCGTTTCGGATGCCATCACAACTGATTTGATGCCTGGACGGCGCTTGAGCTTGAAGGGGGTGCGCGTGGTGATCCGAAAAGTGTCTCCGCTAATGTCGTCGCTGGTGCTCGTTTCGCTCATGCTGGCATCTCCGTTTCCAGTAACTCTGCGCCGACCGTTTTGGGCTTCATGGTCTCCAGCAGAGGTATCCAGTTATCTGTGCGCCAGCTTACTTCAACCGTATCGTCCTCATGGAGCGTGATCCGTTCCACCAGGCTTCGGATGATGTGACTTTTCACCTGATCAAAGTAGTTGTCCCAGATCTTTGCGGTGCGCTGCAAGATGAGCACGACCGCCTGCGGTTCTGCAATGCCGGGGTTGATGGACTGAATGCGGTGCCAGTATTGGGTGAGCATCGTGCCCGAGCGCAGGAAATCCAGCACCTGCTTGGTCACCTCTTGTTCGAGGGGTTCTGCCGGTTGATTCGGAATGCTGCTCTGGCTGGCGCCTTCGTGCATCTTCTTGTTATGCACGTAGTAACGATAGACCTTCCCAGATTTTTTTTGTGTTGCCATTGGCAGGTATAGGTCACCGCCAGGGCTGTAGATCAGACCACGCAACAGGAACTCGGTGCGCGCCTTCATGGCCCAGGTGGCCTGGCTCTTGGCATCGCTTGTGCGTGCCATCATCTCTTGCACGCAGTCCCATTTGGCCTGGTCAATCAAGGGCTGGTGGGCCCCAGCGTAGAACTGCCCCTTGTGCGAAATCATCCCGAGGTAAACCCGGTTTTTCAGGACCTTGTGGAGTGATTGTTTGCAGAAATGCCGACCTGATTTCGTCAAGCGGTTTTGCTCCTTCATTTGCTGGACCATCAGCGTGGTGGAACCAGTGCTGACATATGAGTCAAAGATCCAGTTCACGGTTTCCGACTCTTGTGGGTCAATCAACAGCTGACGGTCTTCAACCCGATAGCCCAGCGGCACCACGCCCCCCATCCACAAACCTTTGCGCTTTGAGGCGGCAATTTTGTCTCGTATACGCTCGCCAGTCACTTCACGTTCGAACTGAGCAAACGACAGCAGCATGTTGAGCATCAGGCGACCGGTTGATGTGGCCGAGTTGATCTGCTGGGTCACCGAGCTGAAGCTGACCTGGTGCTTGTCAAAGACCTCCACCATCTTTGCGAAGTCAGCCAAGGAGCGGGAGAGGCGGTCGATCTTGTAGACCACCACCATGTCTACCTTGCCAGCCTTGATGTCAGCCATCAAGCGCTTGAGAGCCGGGCGCTCCATGTTCCCACCCGAGTATCCCGGGTCCTCGTAGGTGTCTTGCACAGGGACCCAGCCCTCGTTGCGCTGACTGAGGACATAGGACAAGCCCGATTCGCGTTGTGCATCAATAGAGTTGAACGATTGGTCCAGTCGTTCATCAGAGGAAACACGGCAGTAGACCGCACACCGTTTGGTTATCAGTAAGCTCATGCTTCCCCCTTGGCTTTCAGGCCGAAGAAGGCAGGTCCAGACCACTGTGTGCCGGTGATGGTCTTGGCGATGGCAGACAAGCTGCCGTAAATCTGCCGGTTGTATTCGTAGCGACCATCGGCCAGCACCTCAACCCGATATTCCTGGCCATCGAATTCCCGAACCAGAGTTGCGCCGGGCATGGCCACCGCTTTGAGTGGGGATTTGCTTTTGATCTTGGAGAGTTGCTGGCCATAGTCGGCCAGCCTTTCCCGTGTGGACTGGGGAAGGGTGCCAAAGGCCAGTTCTTGAAATCGGTGAGACAGACGAGATGTCAAGAACTTGCGGTTGGGGTGAACCGGGCGGCGCGGAAAGTGCACATCCCAGACTTTCCAGAGCTCGGGCATTTTCAAGTCGTCAAGGGCTGCGACCTTGCGCTGGATGGCATTGAGTTGGTCGAGGCTGCGCTGCTCACGCGGGGTGATGGATCGTGTTTTCATGGGTGAACTCCTTGTTGTGTAGACGGGTTCACATTCACGCTCTGCCATGCATGGAAGTCCACGAACTCGTCGAGATCAGTGGCGTAAAGCTGACTGCTGTGGATTTCGCGCAGCTTTTGGTGTTGACTGACAGCGCCTTGCGCCATCAGTTCACTGATCTGCGACAGGGAGAGAAATCCGCTCTTTTCGGAGCGGTTGCTGGTGTGATTTGTGGAGGGGTTCAGATGGCCTGTCATTGGTAGGGGATTTGGTGAAAAAACCGTCCATAAATCGTATGAGCGAGCTCCTCCAGAGGTAACGTGTTTTGGCGGGCCAATGAGGGACACGAGCTGGAAACCTGCATAAATACTGAACTTTTGAAGTCGAGGCCTGCAGCCAAGCGGCTCGCGAATGCGGTTTTGACAAACCCGTAAAAAGCTGTATATTTATCCAGCAACCTGGCAAAACTCATCCCAAGCCCCCGGTCAACAGATCAGGGGTTGAGACGCCTCATTGCCAAAACAAACAACAACAAAGGAGACAAAGAATGAGCCGCACTCAGACCTACGCCGACATCTTGCTGAACCTGCCTGTCGACGACACCCTTAAAACCTTCATCGAGCGCCACACCCTGCCTTTGCCCGAGGGCTGGATTTGGCATGACTCCATCCAGGCCTCCAAGAGCCTGGTTGGGTTGATTCAGCTGCATCCGAATGTCGCCATGCGTGACCGCATCGTGGCCGGTTTGCACGCCTGTACGCTGTTGGCTCACCCCTTGGGTAAGCAGGCCATGTTTCAGGCTGCACATGACCGACCGTCGGAATTGATGGGGCTCATTGCCTGCAAGAGCGACCTGCACCGGGCGTTTTGGTTGTATATCCATCACCCGGCGCTGTTTGAAGCGGCGGCCGAAATCGAATATCTGGACCACCATGGTCAGCAAGCCCAACAGCACGATCTTGGGATCAAGCATCCCATAAAGCGCGACGAGAGCTCGATTGCTGCATTCAGTGATGCCATCAAAGGTTTCTACCAGCGGGAGTTGGGGTGCGGAGAGGTTTGCGTGGTCAATCTGCTGGACCGGGCGCGTGGCACGCAATTGATCTCTATCCACGCCAAGGACCTGGCCACTGCCAAGCTGGAGTTCGAGGGCAGTCAGTTGCAGCGACGGGTGGGCAGCCCAAACATTCACATGGTGCTGGAATACGCCCAGACCACTGGGGTGGCTCGCACCATCATCCGGGGCGGGGCGAAGTACCACGCCATGCTTTGCGAGGCATTTGCCAAGCACTTATTGGGCGTGGATGCCGATGCGCAGCGAATCCAAACACCTCGGCTTAATTTGTCCAACTTGCGCTTGGGCATGAATATTCCGCAGGCGATCGATGACGGTTTCGTTGGCCTGCAGGTCAAGAGTGTGACTGTCGTCAGTGGCTGTGGCCAACTCAAAATGGAATGCACCGCCAGTGCGGCCAGCGATCAGCGCTGCGTGACGGATCTGCTGGCTGACTACTTTGGCTCAGAAAACCCACTCACCCGAGGGTGGTTGATTCAGGCTGCGGTGCTCAATTTCTACCTTGCACCCATGCAGGGCAAGAGCCGCTGCTCAGTGGTCAGTTTGGAGATCACAAGCAAGGGGCGCCTGAACCTGCACAAGTTCGATGAAAAGCTCCGATCTCAACTCGAGGGCTATCTGGTGCAGCTCGGCATCCTGAAAGGTCAGCAGGTGCTCCAACCTGATCCAGAGACTGCAAAGCAGAAGGTCCTGGTTGGTGGTTTGTTTGAGTAAGGGGTTTGAATGGAAATCACGTTGAACCAGCAAGCCATCAATCTAGCGGCCCTATTTTTCGTGCGAGGCGGTGTCTCCATGGAGAGCGGCCTGCATGATGGAGAAATCCAGGCGCTGCATGTTCTCAAGGAAGCCAAAGCAGTAGTTACAGGCCAGATCAGCACCCGTGATGCCATGTGCGCATTTTGTGGTCTGTACCGAGGGCCGATCTTCCGAAACGACGATGGCCTCATGGTGCAGTGTCCGGACTGTGGTCCGTTTCGGCTGGACCCGGCCAGTCAGCGCAGTTGGCAGTTGGACGATGAATGGCTGATCCGCAGGTTGCGCGGCGCGCTGGACATTGCTGCGCACTCAACGGTATCGCCCATCGCGGAGGGTGTTTGGGACATTGGGCGGTACAAGAAACGGCCGGTGGTGTTGGCTCGTCGGATTGATCTGGTCGAGCGCCACGGGCTGCGGATTTTTCATGGCCCTGAGCCACGCAACCAAAGCTGGGTGATCACGCCAAGACCGCTGGGACGGCTGACCCAGGATCCGTTAGCTGGTACTGCCACCTGGTGGCATCTGGAAGACCGGTTTGCGCTGCACGGGATGGCACTACGGCTTCGTGATGACGATCAAGAGGTGAGTACCGATTCGGCGGGCATCGTCATACCGGTGGCTGTCCATGGGCCATTCAGCGACGATTTCATTTGGGTGCATCTTGAGGATTGGCCGCATGGCCCAATCCGGTTAACCGAAGCCCAAGCACACTTGTTTGCTTCTTTCTGGAAGCACCGGTACAAAGCCCAGTCAGCTGAATTTCTCATGAGAGAAGCAGGGTTAAACAGCGAACGCCCCATGGACCTATTTAAGCTAAAGGCACCGAATCGTGGTAATCCAAAATATGAAGGTCCGCTTTATGTATATAAAAAATTAGTGATACGTCAGCGACGTCAAGGTTTGTATCGTTTGGCATTGTGAACCACAGAAATTGTCCTGTTACTGTCGGTGACTCTTCTGAAACAAAATGCTCAATGTTGAAGTTAACCGACAAGTAGTGACGAATGACACGTTAGATTGATATCCTGAGAACGTGGGCTACTTCCGTGGGCGTCGCACGCAATGCGTAAAGCTCGAGAGCACGTTTCTTAATTTTGCGAATACGCTTACCGGCAACAACCGGACTTCTAGCCTTTAGCTCAGGCCGATGAGTAAGAAGCTCTCGATCTAAAAGTCTAAGGATTCGCTCAGCATCGAGTTCCTTTGCCACAAAGTTATCGATCTCCTCTACGCAAATTCGAGCAAGTTTGATCAAAGAAATTGTTTCATTCGCCGTGAACATGCGAACAGTGTCAGATGAGAAATCAATCTCAGAAATTGTTGTCTTAGATTGCCAAAATTTCTGAAGTGCTGGACCGTCATACTTCAAAGTCTTGACCAGTTCTGAGGTCAACACAGAAGACGCATGGATGACGTGATTTCTGCGTAGACGGAGATATTTGATCGTCTTGATCAGATTGGGTTCGATGGCGTGCTTCGCAATTTTGGTCACCGAATTTTTCAAGCAATCGTCGATTGGTTCGGTGACTTGAGAGGAGACGCCGTTCACCACGGACCAGTGTCGGATCACTGTCTCAATATAGAGAATCAATTGCTCTACTGCGAATGCAAAGCTAACTCCCAGAACAGTTACCACTTGTTCGGCTCGGAACTTCGGAAGACGCTCGACAGGCACATAGATACGTTCGGCGAACGCATTGTCTGGGAAGACCGTCGGGGTAAAGTCGGTGGGTCTGTCCAGCGCAAGTCGCTGAAATTCAGGCCCTACATGTGAATCAAGAAAAAGCACAAAGCAGACTTGATCATTTACTCGAGCCAAGGCGCTCAATGATTCATTGCGGTGTGGCGTCTTTGCAGCGTGCATTTGTAATTTAAATTTATGCCAAGGCTGTCTTACGAACTAGGAAGTAGCCAGTCATCATCGGCAATCATTCTTGCTCCCAATTTGATGTTCCAAAGCAGCCGTCATTTATTGATATTTTTTTGCAATTCAGCGCATGTGTTGATGATTTCGGAAAAACTAGGTTGGTGCGTCGCAAGCAATCCATCTTCCAGCATGGCGACGTAGTCTTTCTCGAGCGCCTCTAGAGCACTTCCATCTGGGATGATCTGAATTTCAGTGCTGACGGCTGCCTTGTAGTCAATTGAGTTTTTGCTGGCATCTTTTTCCGCAAAAAACATGGACTTGTGCTCAGCTACTGCATTGGCAAGTTCTAGGTCAGCGATCGCAGTTTGGGCATGTCCCGAGTTGGCCATGGCGGCCAGGTCGTACCAATGCCTTGAATAACGCTCACCGCGCAATCGACCTTGGCGGCAGTACACATGCGCCGCTGTGGCTTTTTCCCAGAAAGTGCGTTCAGCGGCCATTACCAAAGGCTGCGCCTTCGGGAACACAATTTCATTGATTGCCGGTGCCATGTCGCAGGTGACGGCATGACGCTGGTGAGGCTCACCTGTGGCACGCCCACCAAATTCCAGCTGAATGGTGGATGCCGCATATCCGGTACCTACCTTGATGGCCTCATAGGCCAGGATCAGCTTTTCATTTTCATTCCCTGCAAGCGACAGGGTGGCCTTCAGACCATCTTTTTGCATGGCTGTAAGAAGGATCGGAAGTACTTTGCCCTCAATCCAATGTGGCAATCGTTCACGAACCCGGTCGGTGATTTTTTTTGCTTGACTGGGTGAGGCAGGGATCGGATTGCCATCGCGCAGAAGTTCTGGAACCACCTCGCGGATGTCGTAGGTCAGATCAATGTCTTCTGAGAAACGGTCGATGATCTTGTAGACCTTGGACAGCGAGGTGCCACCTTTGAAGGTCAATTTTTCCGCAAGGGCTGACCCGTAGATTGCAGACAGAGTCCATACCACCCAGATGTCTTTTTCCAGAAGGTGAGGCGGTCGGCCGGTCTGAGCTGCCGCGACTTCGAGTGCTTCAGCCTGATCTTCGCGGCTGAGAGTGAACCATGAATCAGCCAATTGCCACCTCGCTTACTGCTTTTGCCATCCAGCTCGGCAATCTCGCGCGAGCCTGGCGCATGGCCTCCCATTCCTGAGTAGGAAGCTTGCTTCTGAGCACTTCCAGGATCATGGGGGCTTGTTCAGGGCCGAGCCAAATGAGAGCACGAATGGCTTTGCCTGCAGGGCGTTTGCCCAGCAGCATTTGCCAGCGGTTGCCGTGCTTGAGCTCTACCTCTCTATTTCCCAGTTTCAGTCGCCGGGAAGGACCAGAAGTGAGGTAGACCTCCCGTGTGGGGACCTGTGTGGTCAGCCCCAGCGAATTGGCCTCTGCAGCGCCGCTGGCCACCACAGTCTCTCCACTGGTGGACTCAATCGCTTCCATCACGGATTCTGTAGAGGGAGGGCGAACGCCAAACCGGCCCTGAATTGGCAGGGAATAGGCACCTCGGCCAACTCTGAGCAACTTTCCTTCGCGAGCCATGCGAGAGAGGGTCTGATCAATCGCAGCTCGAGAACCTAGGTGCAGGAACTCCTTGGGCGAAAGCAGTCCTCCCTCGGGGAGAGATTGCGCTTGCGAGAGGATTGAGTGGGCGAGTTGGCTCATGACTAGGCTCTATTTGTCAGAAGTTTACTAGATTTTCTGACAAAAAGGCAAGCCACGGTCAACAGAGAGGAGAACAGGCCTCCCCAGCTAGGGATTAAGGAACTGGAGATATCGCCAAAGTTCCTTGATCAGTTCCTTATCAGTTCCCTATTGATTTTTTGAAATAGCAGCGTTGTCCCTCAACTCTCTGAAAGGAGTGACCCATGCTGCTAGCAACACCAGCACGTTCAACGCTCAACCCTTTGAGCGTCATGGCTCCAGAGCCACCCATGCCCCCACGGCAAATCCTTAGTGAGGCCGATCTGGCCTCGCGTTGGGGCATGAGCCCCAAGACCCTTCAACGCTGGCGAATGGAGGGGCGCGGACCTCACTACTTGAAGCTCGGCAAGCGGGTGAACTACCCCCTCAATGCCGTGATCGCCTTTGAGAACTGCGTCCAGCACGTCTCCACCTCGCAACGTTCCACCACCTGAGGAGTCCTCCATGAACCACCTTCAATTGCAACAGGCGGCGTTGCCCGACCTCTCCGAGAACCAGATTAGCCGTCTGCCCAAAGACCAGCTGGCCCATTTCAGCAACGCAGTGCAGCAGCTCCATGACTGGACGCTGCAGATGCGTGGCCGGATCAACCGGGGCATGGAAATCCGCTACGCCGACCAGATCCGTCATGCCGCAACGCTTGGTCAGGAAGAAGCTGCCAGATTCCGCATCGACGATGGTGACCTGCAGGTCGATGTATCGCAGCCTCAAGAAATCGTCTGGGACCAGAAGCATCTGTCTGAAATCGCTGAACGGATGGTCGTTGCCGGTGACCGCGTACAGGACTTCATGCAGGTCCAGTTCTCGGTGGCCGAGCAGGACTACGCCCGCTGGCATCCACTACTGCGCGCGGCATTTCAGCCCGCCCGCAAGGAACTTATTACCGAGCCCACCTTCCAGATCCGCTGGGTAGGTGATGTCCAGCTCTGAGTGCCCAAAGCCTTCATCTTCGCCTAAACACCACCAATCAAAGGAGATTTCTCAATGAACAACGACAACCACCACCAGGCTGCATGGTCTGATTTCAATGACGCCGATGCCCAGCAAGGCGAGTTCAACCTGATCCCCAAAGGCACCCAGGCCCTGGTCCGCATGGCCATCAAACCCGGCGGTCATGACGACGTCAGCAAGGGCTGGACGGGTGGCTATGCCACGGCATCGGATGAAACGGGCGCAGTGTTCCTGTCCTGCGAGTTCGTGTTGCTCACAGGCCCATTTGCCAAGCGCAAGATCTGGAGCAATGTGGGCTTGCATTCCAACAAGGGGCCAACTTGGGCGCAGATGGGGCGCAGCTTTATCAAGGCGGTACTCAACAGTTCGCGCAACATCCACCCGGATGACAACTCACCGGAGGCACAACGCGCTCGCCAGATTCGAAGCTTTGGTGACCTCGATGGTGCTGAATTTGCCGCGCGCATCGGTATTGAAAAAGATGGCCAAGGCGAGTACCGCAACATCATCAGGCTGGTGATTGAGCCTGACCACAAGGAATACGCAGAGCTGATGCAGGCCAAGCTGCAACGTGATGGAGGAACGGGTGGGGGCTCTGGCGGGGCCCCAGCGACTGCCGTACCCACATCAGCAGCGCAAGCTCCTCAGCCGGGGGCCAGCTACACCCCCCGTCCCGGCAACGTGCAGGGTCGGCCTGCGTGGGCGCAGTGATGGCGAGGCTGCATGAAGTGCTGGGTGTGCTCCCGTCAGGCCAGAGGATTTGGCCATGTGGATCTGCGCTTCAAGGTGGGGCATCCCAAGCGGTACCCCATCGACTGGATCTTCTGTTCAAGGCGTTGCCAAGATTGTTTCCATCGGCTTTACGCGGCCGGTGTGCGCTATCTCGAACGCGAGGGCGCATTGCCGACGGGAGTGGGCGTGATAGATCCGACTGAAGCAGAAATCGCCGCCATGCAGCAATGCCTCAAGCCTTTGGGCGAAGCCGCCAGCGAGATCGGAATGGATCGCCCGCTGTCGAGCTACACCCAGCAAGAAGCTCTGCAGCTGATCAACGCCGTGGTCACGACCTATGTCGAGGCCATGGTTCAAGAACACGAACGCAGCAAGTACCCCAGCGTTCGTATGCAACTGGATGCCCAGCCAATCAACTGAGCTGAGCGTCCTTCCAACCTTTACCAACCAACTGATGCAGACGGCGAAAACCGTCTGCAGGGATGACTTTTTACATGAAAAAAACCAAACCAATGATTTCTCCAATGAGGCAGCCAGCACATATGGCCGCTGATTTCGCGGAGGACTTTCTCGTCACGGCCGAGCAGGCTTCTGCAGCGCTGAATTTGCCGCTGTACTACTTCATCGACGCTCGCAAGCGCGCTGAGTTGGGAATCCCGTACTACTCCATCAATCGCATGGTGCGCTATCGGATCCGGGAACTTCACAAATGGCAAGTGAGGTACGCCGCCGAGCAGGTCAAGCAGCCAGATGCATCTGAAACGGGAGGTGCGCATGCTTGATTTCAACGATGTCCCCAGCGGCAACGCGCGCAAGGCAGCTGAGAGCAGTACCGACACGGCGCGCGAGAAAGATGAAATCCGCTCAGCCCTCAACGAACAACTGGCCTTGCTGGTACTGGATATCTGGCCATCGGGCAAACGTCGCCAGAACAAGTACCTGGTTGGCGATGTGATGGGCGGCCCAGGCGATAGTTTGGAACTCCTACTTTCGGGCCCTAAAGCAGGCTTGTGGACCGACCGCGCCACGGGTGAAGGCGGTGACATCCTCGACCTTATCGCCCGTTACTACAGCCTCGATGTGCAGGCCCAATTTCCCCAGGTGCTCGAGCGGGCCAAGGGCTGGCTTGGCCGAGTCTCAGACATGCCCGCAAGCAGCGTGGTAGCCAGTAAAGCCAAAGCACCTGCAGTCGATGAGCTCGGCCCTGCAACGGCCAAGTGGGATTACCAGGACGCCAGCGGAAAACTCATCGCTGTGGTTTACCGCTACGACCCCGATCCCGGGCGCAAGGAGTTCAGGCCTTGGGATGTGCGCCGCCGCAAGATGGCACCTCCCGAGCCGCGTCCTCTGTACAACCAGCCGGGCATGCTCAAGTCTGAGCAGGTCGTGATGGTGGAGGGCGAGAAGTGCGCCCAGGCATTGATTGACCTGGGGGTGTGCTCCACCACGGCCATGCATGGAGCCAACGCTCCCGTCGATAAAACTGACTGGTCTCCCTTGACTGGCAAGCACGTCTTGATCTGGCCGGATCGGGATAAGCCCGGCTGGCAATACGCAGACCATGCATCGCAGGCCATCATGCAGGCGGGGGCCAAGTCGTGCGTGATCTTGCAGCCACCGGCAGAGAAGCCTGAGGGTTGGGATGTGGCCGATGCCGTGCAGGACGGCTTTGACATTACCGGCTTTCTGGCCGTGGGCGAGAGGGTTCCTGTGGTTCATCAGATCGATGCGCATGCGCCCATGCAGTTGGTTGATGGTGTTGACTACACGAACGAGGATGGTCTGGCCATGGCCTTTTCTCACCAGTTCGCCGAGGACTGGCGCTACTGCGCGCCGTGGAGCAAGTGGCTCGTGTGGAATGGTGTGCGCTGGAACATCGACAAAGCCTTGTATGTGATGCACCTGTGTCGCTTGATCTGCAGGGCTGCTTCGGTACAAGCGGATGGCACCAAGCTCAAAGGTCGCTTGGCCAGCTCTGGAACGATCTCGGCGATCGAGCGCATTGTGCGTTCGGAGCCGCGTCACAGCGCCACGGTTGAAGAGTGGGACTCCAGCGTGTGGCTCTTGAACACGCCCGGTGGCATTGTGGACTTGCGCACTGGTGCACGTGGCCCGCACGATCGGGATCGCCGCATGACCAAGGTCACCACGGCCACGCCGCAAGGCGATTGCCCGGTCTGGCGCAATTTTCTGGTGAACGTCACAGGGGGTGATGAAGAGCTTCAGGACTACCTGCAACGCGTGGTGGGTTACTGCCTGACGGGCGACATCAGCACCCACGCGCTCTTCTTCCTGTACGGCACGGGAGCCAATGGCAAGTCGGTCTTCGTGAACGTGATCTCCACGGTGCTGGGGGACTACGCTGCCAACGCACCCATGGACACTTTCATGGAATCACGCTCGGATCGGCACCCCACCGACCTGGCTGGACTGCGTGGTGCCCGCTTTGTCTCGGCAACCGAGACGGAGCAGGGAAGGCGCTGGAACGAATCCAAGATCAAGGCGATCACGGGGGGTGACGACATCACGGCGCGCCTGATGCACCAGGACTTCTTCACCTACCGGCCGCAGTTCAAGCTGCTCATTGCAGGTAATCACAAACCTGCGATCCGCAACATCGATGAGGCCATGCGCCGCCGCATGCACCTGATTCCATTCACGATCACTGTCCCTCCAGAAAAGCGTGATCCGCTCCTGACCGAGAAGCTACTTGCCGAGCGCGACGGAATCATGGCCTGGGCGGTGCAGGGCTGCCTGCTTTGGCAAACCCAGGGCCTGGTCCAGCCCAAGTCCGTGGTGAGTGCGACCGAAGAGTACTTCGAGGCTGAGGACGCCATGGGGCGGTGGATGAGTGAGCGCTGCAACCTGGGCGTCAACCACAAGGCATTGACAGCCACCCTCTTCAACGACTGGAAGCAGTGGGCCGAACTCAGTGGTGAGTACATAGGCACGCAACGCCGGTTCTCGGACGCCTTGCTGGCCAGACGGTTCGAGAAGTGGCGCAACTCCATGGGCGTGCGTGGCTATCAGGGGATCGACCTCAAACAGCCCACTTCCTTGCCTGCCCGGTCCTATCCATACAACGATGATTGAGAGGGAATTTCAATGAAAAAGGTTTCAGATATTGGCTCTTTGACACAACTGACGAGTCATTACATTGGTTCTTTACGCGGGCGCGTAGACGCGCATAAAGAGAAGGAGTGTTTTGTACCGTCAATAGCGTCAGATCCATTGTCAAAACCGGACAAGTCCGTTTTTGATTTCCCAGCGGCGCATCGGAATATTTCGTTTGGAGGGCAGGTATGAAGATCCCTCCAGCACGTTACCCATCGCCCCTTGGGCGCATGCAGCCCACTCCTGTGGATGTCGAAGCCACCAAGCGCCAGGGATGGCGCGAGCAACACATCCTGGTCATCTCGGAAGAGGACGAGCGCCTGGACTTCCTGGAGCGCCAACTCATTCGCACCATTGGTGAGCGGCTCTACGGACAAGGTCAGGGCCAAAACCATGGTCACTCTCAATCCAAGGGAGGTGGCCATGGTTGAAACCTGGACAGTCGAAGCGGTGGCAGAGCGCTTTGTCGATGCGGCGAGAACTGCCAGGCGCCTGCCACGTGTGGCGGTACAGGGTTACGCCAGCACCTGGCCCATCGTTATCTTGCCAAGCGACGCCTACCCGGATCCGCACAGGGTGTATCGAATGGCACCTCCATCCCCACAGGATGTCGAGCGGATGCTCGAAGTCATGCGCTGGGTGCAGATGCTTGAACTCGATGAGCGGCACTTGGTGTGGATGCGGGCCAAGCGATTTGACTGGGTGGAGATCAGCAAGCGCTTTGCTTGTGACCGCACCACAGCATGGAGACGCTGGAAGCGAGACATGCAAGTGGTGGCCGATCTCCTCAACCGGCAGGCCGCGCAACCGAAACAGTGAGGATTCGAACCAGAGAGGAAATTAGCGTGTTTTGGCGTGCATGCGCGGCGCAATTCAAATTCAAAAGTGAATGCGCGGTTTTTGGGGCCAAAACACGCTGCAACATTTGGGCGATTTGCAGCTACATTTTCATCTACGGTGGACAAACGAGTGCAAAGACAGTGATGACAGTCACACACAGTCGATGACATCGACGTCCACTGACGATGTTCGACTCCTATCGATGAACTTCGATTTCCCCTGCGGCCTCGTACTGAGCCAGCTTTTCCAGCGGCAGGTACACGGTTGGTTTTCCCTCGCGGAGAACCTCCAGACGGCTGTTGATTTCTGATCCCACTTCGTAGAGCCCGGCAACCAGCGGCGTAAAGCCCGCTCCGGATGCTGTGGCCTCAGTCGGGCTTTTGCGGGCCAGAACCCCGCGAATTACTTTGATTTGCACTGCAAGACATTCTCGTTTTGCGTGCCATTTTATCGGTCACCCCTATGAATCATCCTGAGATCCGCATGGTCCCAGTGGACGTGCTCGTCCCCTATGCACGCAATGCCCGCACCCACAGCGATGCCCAGGTGGCACAAATCGCGGCTTCGATCACCGAGTTCGGCTGGACCAACCCGATCCTCACGGACGGTGCCAAGGGCCTGATCGCGGGTCACGGCCGTCTGATGGCGGCGCGCAAGTTGGGGATCAAGGAGGTGCCGGTCATCGAGCTGGGGCACCTGACGCCCGAACAGAAGAAGGCCTACATCCTGGCCGACAACCGTCTGGCCGAAAACGCAGGCTGGGACGATGAGCTCCTGAAACTCGAGTTGGCTGAACTCAAAGCGGCCGACTTCGATCTCGACTTGATGGGTTTCACAGACAAGGAGCTTGAAGAGCTTCTCAACGGTGACGAATCAGGCGGTGGTTTGACTGAAGATGACGCAATCCCAGAAGCACCAGTAGACCCGGTATCCAGACCTGGGGACTTGTGGATTCTCGGCAACCACCGCCTCCTTTGTGGCGACTCAACGATCCTGTCGGACGTGGAGCGCCTCATGGGCGGCCAATTGGCTGACATGGCCTTCACCGATCCACCCTACAACGTGGACTACGGTAACAGCGCCAAGGACAAGATGCGCGGCAAAGACCGGCGCATCATGAATGATGATCTAGGTGAGGGGTTCTTCCAGTTCCTCTACGACGCCTGTCTGAACCTGCTTGTGGTCACCAAGGGCGCCTGCTATGTGTGCATGAGCTCATCGGAGCTGCACACCTTGCAAAAGGCCTGGCTCAAGGCAGGCGGTAAGTGGTCTACCTTCATCATCTGGTCCAAGAACACCTTCACGCTTGGGCGCGCGGATTACCAGCGCCAGTACGAACCTATCCTGTACGGATGGAAACAGGGCTCGGATCACTTCTGGTGCGGGGACCGCGACCAGTCGGACATCTGGAACTACAACAAGCCCCGGGTCAACGACTTGCACCCGACCATGAAACCGGTCGAGTTGGTCGAGCGGGCTATCAAGAATTCATCGAAGAGCCGGGACATCGTGCTGGATCTGTTTGGCGGCTCCGGCACCACCTTGATCGCCAGTGAGAAAACCGGACGTCAGGCCCGTCTCATTGAACTCGATCCCAAGTTCGTGGATGTGATCATCAAGCGCTGGGAGGACTACACCGGCCAGCAGGCAGTGCGCGAGGACGATGGAATTAAATTCGGTGAGTTATCGCAGAATGGTCAGCCAAGCCGTGCGCAATAGCGACCGTAGTCCGACCCAGAGGGATCGATGAAGAGGTAAGGGCGACCGGGTGCATGCACTTCGACGCACAGCCTGCCATCTCCGTAATAGCCACCCTTGCCATTGAGCCAGTCGCGAGACTGGAGCAGGTTCACTGCAAAGCTGTCGAACTCTGCTGGATCCATCACGCGGGTCTCGGTGATGTAGACGGTGCAGTCTTCGCTGCCAGCGATCTCGCTCATGGTGGCGGGCTTGCGGCCAAAGGGCAGACGGATGCCGAGCTCATCGACTTGCATGTCCTTGCCATCGAAGTGGATGGTCAGAGGCTTGCGTTCAATCGTGATGGTCATGATTTTCATGTGCACCTCAGGCAGCTTGGTTGGTGATTCGGTAGATGCGGTCTGCACCGGTTTGCTTTTCTGAAGTGATCTCCAGGCCCAGCTTCTTCTTGAGTGATCCGGCCATGGCGCCTCGCACCGTGTGGACTTGCCAGCCCGTGGCCTCGGTCATCTGGGGCAGCGTGGCACCTTCTGCGCGTGTGAGCAGCTCAATCAGTACGGCTTGCTTGGTGCCTTCGCGTTTGGCGCGCGGCGCTTGACTCGTGAAGCCAATCGCCTGCAGTCCTGTGGCTGTGGCCACGTACACCTCAGGCTCTGCGGCGCTTGGCTCGATGAGCTCTGCGTTGTGCATCGAGGTCAGCACCTTGATGCGAGCCCCGCCTTTGAGGGTGTCGGGGAAGTTGGTCAGTTTCTTTTGTGGATGCTGCGCAGCCGCTTCGAGCAGCGCGCGTTGGGTGTCCGTGAGTTTCATTGTTTGCCTTTCGATGTTGTTGATGTGTTTTTTCCTGCTTCGATCCCTGCGGCGTAAGCAGCCTCCAGTGCGCTCTTGACGGCCCAGACCGAGACGTCGTGAAAGTCCAGGCGATCGCTGTGCTGTGTCTCTAGCGTTTCGATAAAGAAATGCTTCAGAGCGATCTGCTCAAGCAGCTTGTTCAGGTCCTTGTTTTGTTTCATTGGCTTGCTTCCTTTCGTTCATCCAATGTGATGGATTGACGCTCTGAATCAAGGTGAAGCCAAGTCAATTTTTGAAGCTGTCGCTTATTCCTTGAAAGACGATTGAGATGCCGCGAAGTGCGCCCACTCCATGCCGATATCCAGGTTGCGCACAGGTGCTCAACGTGCCTGGTTACTGCGCCAATCACCAGTCGCAAGTGCACCGTGAATACGGGCGTGCGCGCAGAGGGTTTGATACGGAGCTGGGCTTTTATCAATCGGCCAGGTGGCGCAACACCCGTGCAGCGGTGTTACGGGATAACCCGCTTTGCTGCAGGTGCCAGGCCAAGGGGCTGTTGCAAGCGGCCAAGGTCGTTGACCACATCGTTCCAGTCAAAGACGGCGGTGAGCGCTTTGAGCGAGCGAACCTGCAGAGCCTGTGCGTGCCCTGTCACAACGCGAAGACCGCGTCAGAGACCGCGTCCTCGCGCCAGTGACCCCGTCCTGAGGGGGTAGGGGGGATGAATCTCTACAGACTGCCGCCCAAGATGCGTTGGCCTGCGCAAATTTTTGTGCGTGCAAATTGAACAAGGGGGGTATCCCCCAAAGCCTGCAGAAAAGGCCGTGCATCAGATGAACATCAAACCAAGCGGGTGATTTATGGGTGGACGCAAGCCGCTACCGACTCAAGTCAAACAGATCAAAGGGACCTTGCAGCCATGCCGGACCAACTACCACGAGCCTGTCCCAGAGGGCTTGCTGGTCGAGCCCCCGGACTACATGCCAGAGGGTGCCAAAGCCGCTTGGCGCTACGCACTTGAATGTGCTCCGCCCACGCTGATCCGCAAGCTCGACATGTCCGTGCTGGAGATCTGGGCTTGTGCAGCAGATCTCTACCGGCAGGCCCAGACGGGCATCGGCAAAACCGGTCTCTTGGTAAAGGCGCCTCACAGCGGCGTGCCCATGCAGTCCCCTTACCTGGCCATTGCGAACAAGCAAGCCCAGATCATGACCAAAGCTGCGATCGAGATGGGATTTACCCCGGCATCTCGCTCGCGCATCTCCATTCCAAACGAACGCCCGGGCGAGGAGCTCGATCTCTGGGAGGACATCGTGGGTTGACCCAAAGGGACACAGGATGAGCACATACGCCGCGAGCGCCAAACAATATGCCGAGCGCGTTGTCTCTCATGAGATCCTGACCTGCGAGTGGGTCCAGAAAGCCTGCAAACGCCAGCTCGATGACCTGATCCGCTTCAAACGCAAGAGCAGTCTCTACCAGTTCAACCCGGAACTGCTGGACCGCTACGGCAGGCCCTACAGGCCAGCGGACAACCTTTGCGCCTTCATTGAGCGACTGCCCCACGTCAAAGGCCCACTGGCCAGCAAGATGATCGTTCTGGAGCCCTGGCAGGTGTTCATCCTGTCCACGGTCTTTGGGTGGGTTAAATCGGACGGCAAGCGCCGCTTCAGGCGCTCCTACATCGAGGTGCCTCGGGGCAACGCCAAGTCCACCCTCTCCTCGGCGGTTGGCCTGTACATGCTGGCGGCCGACCGCGAGGGCGGGGCTGAGGTGTATTCGCTGGCCACCACCCGCGATCAGGCCCGCATCGTCTTTGGCGATGCCCAGACCATGGCGCGCCTGAGCCCGGGTTTTAGGAACCGTTTTGCCGTGAATGTCGGGGCGCACAACATGCATGTCTTGCAAACCGGCTCCAAGTTCGAGGCGCTCTCGGCAGAAGGCTCCACGCTCGACGGCTTGAACATCCACTTCGGTTGCATCGACGAGTTGCACGCCCACAAGACCCGAACGGTCTATGACGTGGTGGAGACCGGTACCGGTAAGCGGGACAACTCACTGCTGTGGGTCATCACCACGGCTGGCAGCAACCGATCGGGCATTTGCTATGAGGTCCGAAGCTTTGTCACCAAGCTGCTCAACCGGGTGTTCGAAGACGACTCCCAGTTCGGAATCATCTACGGGCTCGATGAAGGTGATGACTGGGCGGCCAAGGACTCGCTCATCAAAGCCAACCCCAACTGGGGAATCTCGGTGCGCGAGGAGATTCTGGTGCCCCTGCAGGCCAAGGCCATGCAGTTGCCCAGCGCGGTCAACAACTTCAAGACCAAGCACCTCAACGAATGGGTGAGTGCAGACACGGCCTGGATGGACATGCGGTCCTGGGACGCCAGTGCCAACCCCGATCTCGAGCTCGATCAGTTCCTGGGCCAGCCCTGCTGGCTTGGTCTGGATCTGGCCAGCAAGACGGACATCGCAGCGCTCGTCATGGTGTTCGAGCACCCTGACACACCAGACGCATACGCGGTGTTTTGCAAGTACTACCTGCCTGAGGACACGGTTCAAGCAGCGGGTAACAGCCAATACGAGGGCTGGGCCCATACAGGACGCCTCTCGGTGACGCCGGGCAACGTGATCGACTTCAGCTGGATTGAGGCCGATCTGCTGGACATTTCGTCGCGGTTTTCTGTGCAAGCTGTGGCCTTTGACCCGTTCCAGGCCACGCAGCTGTCCACACGGATGTTGTCCGAGGGCCTGCCCATGATTGAAGTGCGCCCCACGGTGCTGAACTTCAGCGAGCCGATGAAGACGCTTGAGGCCTTGGTCCTGCAAAAGAAGCTCGTTCATGACGGGGACCCGGTGCTCGCCTGGATGGCCAGCAACGTGGTTGCCCACACGGACGTCAAAGACAACATCTATCCAAGGAAGGAAAGACCAGAAAACAAGATAGACGGCATCGTGGCACTGATCATGGCCCTCTCACGGGCGATCAAACCGGGCGAATCGGTGGTGCTGGGATCCGACTACGAGTTGATGGTGCTCTGACGTCATGGGATTTTTTAACTTCTTTGACCGCTTCAGAGCTTCCACGAGCGATCGCTCACCCTGGGGGGACTTCTATTTCGAACCTGTTTCGGCTCGAAGCATCTCGGGCATGCGTGTCTCGGCCGATTCGGCCATGCGCCTGGCTGCGGTCTACGCTTGCGTGCGCATTCTCTCGGAGACCATGGCGTCGCTCCCCCTGGTGGTCTACCGGCCCCGCAAGGACGGCGGCAAGGACCGGGTGACGGACCACTGGCTCTACCAGTTGTTGGGCAAACGGCCCAACCGATACCAGAACCCATTCGAGTGGCGCGAGATGTTGCAGGGGCATCTGGCCTTGAGGGGTAACGCCTTCTGTCAGATCCTGGCCAACAGCCGGGGAGAGATTACCGAGCTGATCCCGATTCACCCCGACCGGGTGCGGATGGAGCTGATGTCCTCTGGCGACTACCGCTACCGCATCCGGGATCAGGCAAGCTCCGAGATCGTCCTGCCGCGTGGGGAAATCTGGCATCTGAGGGGCCTGTCTTCGGATGGGCTGATTGGCCTGAGTCCCATTGAGCTATCGCGGGAAAGCCTGGGTATGGCGCTGGCCGCGCAGGACTACGGGGCTCGGTTTTTTTCCAACGATGCCAAACCCACAGGGGGCTGGATCGAGTTCCCAGGCAACTTCAAGGACCCGGAGGCCAAGCGGGTGTTTCGGGAGTCTTACCAGGCTGCTCAGTCCGGATCGAACCGGGGCAAGGTCCTGGTGCTTGAGAACGGCATGAAGTTCCATGAGGTGGGCGTCACGAACAAGGACGCACAGTTCCTGGAGCTGCGCAAATTCCAGATCACGGACATCGCCCGATTGTTCAGAGTGCCGCCACACATGATTGCGGATCTGGACCGGGCAACGTTTTCCAACATCGAGCAGCAAAGCTTGGAATTCGTCATGCACACCATGACGCCCTGGGCTGAGCGCTGGGAGGCATCCATCGAATCTGACCTACTCCCAGATGGAGACGCCCTGGAGATCGAGTTTGACTTTGCCAATCTGATGCGAGGGGATGCGGCCAGCCGCTCGGCGTACTACCAAAGCGGCATCCAGAACGGCTGGCTCACCCGAAACGAGGCCCGCATCTCGGAAAACCTCAACCCGATCGCAGGGCTCGATCAACCGCTGCGGCCGCTGAACATGGTTGAAGAGGATGACGCAGAGGACGCGGAAATCGAATCTCAGGATTCCGACACCAATGCCAGTCCCGAGCCGGACCAGCAGCTGAGCCTGCGTCTTAGAAATCTGGTCGAGTCCAACGCCCAGCGACTGGCCCGTCGGATCTGCAAAAAAGGTGCGCTGGGCTCCAACGAAATCAACCTGATCGCCCAGACCTTCAGCCTTCCTCCATCGGCCGTGCAGGACTGGGCGCAGGGCGCTCCATCACTCGAGGATGAACCGGCGCTGTCCCGGTCCCTCATTCAATTGGGAATACACAAATGAACAGACAACTCCTGCTCTCCGAATTTTTGACCACCCCCTGGGCCCTGATGCCCGAGCGGCTGCAGGCCATGGCCGGGGTCTTGACCCGCTGGTCTGCGGGCGAGCCGCCAACTGACGAAGCCATGTTTCAGATCCAGTCGGACCGGGTGCTGCGCGATACCCGCAAACAGATGGCTGCTGCAAATGCTGGCTCTGGCATTGCCGTGCTGCCCCTGTATGGCGTGGTCACGCAGCGGGGCAACATGATTGATGACATCTCTGGCCCTGGCAGCACCAGCACCCAGCAATTCACCTCGGCCTTGCGCCAGGTCCTGGCCGACGACACGGTGGGCCAGATCCTGATCGACATTGATAGCCCTGGCGGCAGCGTTTATGGCGTGGCCGAACTGGCCTCGGAGATCGTCAAAGCCCGAGCCCAGAAACCTGTGGTTGCCGTGGCTAACAGCCTGGCTGCCTCGGCGGCTTACTGGATTGGCTGTTCTGCCAGTGAGTTCTATGTCACCCCAGGAGGTGAGGTGGGCTCCATTGGCGTGTGGCAGGCGCACTTTGACTATTCCAAAGCACTGGAAGAAGAGGGCGTCAAAACCACCCTGGTCTCGGCTGGCAAGTTCAAGGTCGAGGGCAACCCCTATGTGCCGCTGGACCCGCAGGCCCAGGCCTTCATGCAGTCCCGCGTGGACGACTACTACAACGCCTTCATCCAGGCTGTGGCTGTCGGCCGGGGCGTGTCGGTCGACGATGTCCGAAACGGCATGGGCGAAGGCCGGGTGCTCGGCGCTGATGCTGCCCTGGCGCAGCGCATGGTCGATGGCATCGCGTCCTTCGACGACGTTCTGGCCCGTATGCAGGCCAAGGTCACAGGCAACGCCGTTCGCAGCCAGCCTCTGAAAAGCCATTCCCGCCTGAAACAGGCGCGGGACGCTCTCGCACTGGTTTGATGCTGGTCTGATTTCAACCCTTTTCCTTGCGGCCCTCCGTTGAGGGCTGCGCCCCCCTGCGACCCGTTGGTCGTGATCCCTATCGCCGCCTTGAGTCTTTTCGACCAGGCGGCTTTTTCATTTCTGGAGATAAACCAATGAGCAAGCAATTGCGTGAGCTTCAAGCTCGCAAAGCCACCCTGGTCAAGGACGCACGCGCCCTGACCGATATCGCTGCCGCTGAGCAGCGCGACATGAACGACGAAGAGGTCGCAGCCTTCGAAGCCCTCAAGGCCAAGATCGAAGCGACATCAAACGCCATTGACCGGGAATCTGCTCTGATCTTTGAGGAGGCGCAGATGAACCATCCCTCTCAACTGACCACGGCCTCCGTGATCACGGTGGTGGACAACGCTGCCGCTGACCCCAAGCACGGCTTCAAGAGCGTGGGCGACTTCCTCAAGACCGTGCGCCAAGCGCAAAACCCCGGCGCCTCCATCGATGAGCGCCTGCTGATCGGCTCGGGCCGAAACGCTGTGGCGCCTGCCACCTTCGGCAATGAAGGCTCGGCCCAGGACGGCGGCTTTCTGGTGCCGCCTCAGTTCGCCCAGGAAATCTTCCAGTTGTCTCTGGGCGAGGACTCCCTGCTGCCCATGACCGACAACGTGGAGATCACGGGCAACACCATGGCCTTCCCCAAGGACGAGAGCACGCCCTGGGGCACCAACGGCATCCGTGCCTACTGGCAAGGTGAGGCCGCTTCGGCCAACGGTACCAAGCCGGTGCTTGGCCTGTCGACCCTGCGCCTCAAAAAGCTCATGGCCTTGGTGCCAGTGACCGACGAGTTGCTGGACGACACCAATGCCCTGTCGACCTACCTGCCCGACAAAATCGCCACTTCCATTCGCTGGAAGACCAACGAGTCGATCCTGTTCGGCTCGGGCACTGGCCTGCCGGTGGGCTGCATGAGCAACGCCACCACAGTGACCGTGGCCAAGGAATCGGGTCAGGCCACGCAGACGCTGCTGGCGCAGAACCTGGCCAAGATGATCTCGCGCCTGCCACCCGGCTCGTTTGGCAAGTCGGTCTGGATCGTCAACAACGACGTGCTCCCGGCGCTCTTCACGCTGACCCTGGGCAACTACCCGATCTACCTGCCCACCGGCATGAACCCGGGTGGCATTCAGGTCTCGCCCTACGGCACGCTGCTCGGCCGTCCGGTGATCGTCTCCCAGCACGCCAACACCTTCTCCTCTGCAGGCGATGTGCTCCTGGCGGACCTGTCGTACTACCAGACCATCACCAAGGCGGGGGGCATGCAGACAGCCACTTCCATGCACCTGTACTTCGATGCGGACCTCACGGCTTTCCGCACCACGTTCCGCATGGATGGCCAATCCAAGATCGCTGCGCCGATCACCCCCGCCAAGGGCAACACGACCCTGTCGCCCTTTGTCCAACTGGGCGCTCGCTGAGCTGGCGCCTGACCATCAAGGAGAAATCACATGTTTCCCAATGCAAAAGGCAGCGAGCTGTTCTCGGTTCTGGCCACCATCGACCCGGCCAGCCAGGCCGTCGGCACCACCTCGACCGGCTGGATCTCGGCCGGTAACCACCACAACCTGCTGGCGCTCATCCAAAGCGGCGCTCTGGGCACCAACGCCACGCTGGATGCCAAGCTCCAGCAGGCTCAGGACGCCTCGGGCACCGGTGCCAAGGACCTGACCGGCAAGGCCATTTCGCAGCTCACCCAGGCTGCCAGTGGCTCGGCCAAGCAGGCGCTGATCAACCTGCGCCCGGATGACCTGGATGTGACCAACGGCTATGCCTTTGTGCGACTGTCGGTGACCGTGGGCGTGGCCGCCAGTCTGACGGCAGCCCAGGTGTTTGGCGTCAATCCCCGGTTTGCGCCGGGCGACGCCAATAACCAGGCCGCTGTGGTCCAGGTGGTCTAAGGCATCGGGGAGAGCAATGCATGCCTATGCAGTTGATCACCCCGCCTGCAGGAGAGCCGGTTTCGCTTGCCGAAGCCAAGCTCCACCTGCGGGTGGACTTCGATGACGACGACAGCCTGATCCAGGTCCTGATCTCGGCTGCCCGACAGGCAGCCGAGACGCTGACCAATCGGCAACTTGTCACGGCGCGCTGGCGGATGGTGCTCGACAGCTTTCCTGGACCCAGCCTGATGGGTGTGCCCGCAGGGCAGACATTCACGCTCCCTGGACATGCTGTTCTGCTGCCCAAGTCGCCCGTGCAGTCGGTGGTGGAAATCCGCTATCTGGACATGGCCGGTGCCTGGCAGGTCATGCCAGCAGCGAACTACACCGTTGACAGTGCCTGCGAGCCTGCCCGCATCACCCCCGTGTTCGGGCAGATCTGGCCGATTTCCCTGCCTCAGATCGGGGCCGTGAGCGTGATCTTTGATGCCGGATATGGCGATGCTTCGGCCGTGCCCGAGGGCATCAAGACCTGGATCAAGCTGCGCCTGGGCTCTCTGTACGTTCACCGCGAGGAGGTGGCATCGATGACGCGAGGGCGCATTGACCCCTTGCCCTTCATCGATGGCCTGCTCGATCCCTACAAGGTACCTTGGATATGAGGCCTCTATGAACCCGATCGGAGCCGGAACGCTGGGCCGCCGCATCAAGATCCAGCGCCCCAGTACCGTCAAAGACAGCCTGGGCGCGCCCAGCCGCTCATGGATCGATGTGGCCACGATGTGGGCAGACATCCAGCCTTTGTCCGGACGAGAGGCTGTGATTGCCAGCCGGATCTCGGCCGAACTCACGCACCAGATCACGGTGCGCTACCAGAGCATTTTTGACAACCCTCAGCTGGTCGCCCAGTACAGGGTGCTCTACAGGTCGCGGATCTTCAACATCCACTCGGCCTTGAACGAGGACGAGAAACGCGTCCTGGTCATCCTGCTGGCCAGCGAGGGTCTGGACGATGGCTAAGCATGAACGCTTCAAGGTGGAGGGCTTGGCTGAATTGGCCCAAGCCCTGCGCGAATTGCCTGATCGGGTGGCCAAGAACGGCCTGCGCGTCTCGGTCTATGCCGGGGCCAAGGTCATCCGCGATGAAGCCCGCATGCGTGCACCCAAAGCGGCCGTAGTCCTGGGACCGAATCAGCCGCCACCGGGCACGCTCAAGCGCTCGGTGATCATGAAACAGATCCCTGAGCTCTCCAACCTCACGCGCCAGACCTTCTTTGTGACGGTGCGCCACGGCAAGAAGTACCGCAAGCAGGGTAAGAAGGGCAACCTCTCCCAAGATGCCTGGTACTGGCGTTTCGTGGAATTTGGTACCCGAAAAATGCGCGCACGCCCATTCCTGAGGCCTGCCCTGGAAGCCAAGCGGCGCGAAGCGGTACAGGCCATGAAGGACCGGTTGAGTGAGCGCATCGAGATCGAAGCCAAGAACCTTTACAGAGGTCAACAGAGGAAGTAGCCGTGCAGGATTTCTTTGACGCCATCAAGGATCTGGCTGGGGGTGAGGTCTACGCGCTTGTCGCTGCAGAAAACACCCAGTACCCGGCCATCGTCTACACGCCCATCGTGCAGGAGCACATCTTTGGCATCGATGGACCGCATGGCCTGCAGCGCGTGCGCGTGCAGGTCGACACCTACGCCAGAACGTACCAGGAAGCCTTGCACTTGCAAGACCAGGTCCTGGCTGCGCTGCTGGCGGACAAGAGCACCGTCGCCGATGTGCGCATGGGGCTCAGTGAATTTGAAGATCAGGCCCGGCTGTACCGGGTGAGCGTGGACTACACCTACCACCGGCCGGTGGGTTCACCGTGAAACAAGGAGCATCTGCATGAGCAGCACCGCAATCACCGCGCAGGGCATTGCCATTGCCCGGTTTGGCACCACCGCCTTTGAAACCATCCCTAACGTGGTCTCGTTTCAAGGCCCTGGCGGGCAGGCCGCCGTGATCGACGTGACCAATCTGGCGTCTACCGCCAAGGAAAAGCGCGTGGGCCTGCGTGACGAGGGTCAGTTGTCTCTGACCCTGCACTACAACCCCGACGATCTGGTGCACCAAGGCCTGAGAACCGATCGTGCCAACCGGGTACGACGTCAGTTCAAGATCACTTTCACCGACACCAACCCTGCCACCTGGACCTTCTACGGCTATGTCACGCACTTCAGCGTGCAAGGCGGTGTGGATGCGGTTGTGCAGGCCTCCGTGACCATCGAAATCGATGGCGACATCACCGAAACTTAAAGAGAGACACCCCCATGTTGACCCGTGAACAAATCCTGCAGAGCGACGATCTGCCCCGTGAAACTGTCCAAGTCCCGGAGTGGGGCGGTGAGGTGCAGGTGCGCACCATGACCGGTACCGACCGTGATGCCTTTGAGGCCAGCTTGATTGGCAAGGAAGGCCGCCTTGAGAACGTCCGTGCCCGCCTGGTCTCGCTCACCTTGTGTGATGAGACTGGCAACCGTCTTTTCAGCGATGGTGATATCACGGCGCTCGGTGGCAAGAGCGCGAAGGCACTGGACCGTGTGTTTGCCGTGTCCCAGCGTCTGAACGGCATTGGCGCTGATCAGGTGGATAGCGCAAAAAACGCCTGATCGCCCATCCTTCGCGGCGCTTTGTGTTTCGGCTGGCGCTGGCTTTGGGCCTGCCGGTGCGCGAGATGCTCGCATCGATGGGATCGGATGAGTTGACCGAGTGGATGGCGTACTACCAACTCGAGCCCTTTGGGGACTACCGGGCCGACTACAGGTCCGGCGTGGTGGCCTCCACCGTTGCCAATGCCCACCGGGCCAAGGATGCGGGGCCGTTTCGGCCAGAGGACTTCATGCCATTCCTCGAAAAACCGCAACACACACAACCTCAAGACGAAACACAGCTCAATGTGGCCCGGTTCAAGGCCATGTTCGCGCATAAGGTGATGAAGCATGGCTGATATCGGCTCCCTCGTGGTCAAACTCGCAGCAGAAACGGCCGAGTTCCGCGAAGACCTGGGCAAGAGTGCGCTGCTGTTGGAGCGCCACGCCGAATCCATGCGTGGTTCCTTGGAGAAGGTAGCCGAGGTCGCAAAGACCACCTTTGCCATCGCCATTGGCGTCGAATCGGTTGGTGCACTCAAGGAGTTGGTGGCCCACACATTGGAAACGGTGGCCGCACTGCAGGATCTGGCCGAGCAGACCGGGGCGAGTGCCACGGCTCTGTCTGGCTTTGCACCGGTGGCCACCATTTCAGGTGTGGCCATGGAGCAAATCGGCGTGGGCCTGACCAAGCTCTCCAAAGGGCTGGCAGGAGTCGATGATGAAACCAAGGGGGCCTCACAGGCCCTGCAGTATTTGGGCGTGAAGGCCAAGGATGCGGGGGGCAACCTGCGTGATCCGGCTGAGGTCATGAACGACATTGCCCTCAAGCTCTCGAACTTCGAGGACGGGGCGGGCAAGACGGCCATTGCGCTTGAACTGTTCGGCAAGTCTGGAGCTGGGCTGCTGCCCTTCCTCAAGGACCTGGCTGCCAACCAGGATCTGAACATCCGGCTCACTGAAGCAGAGATCGAATCTGCTGAAAAAGCCTCGAAGGCGCTGGGCCGCATGCGGGCCGAGCACAACTTCGTCGCCCAGACCATCGTCACGGCCGCGCTTCCTGCCCTCGAAGAGCTGGTGGGTGAGCTCAAGGCCGTGATGCTGGGCACGCACAACACGGCTGAGGCCATGGTCAAGCTGCGAGACGACGGCACGCTCAAGACCTGGGCGCAGGACACGGCCTATGGCATTGCCATCGTGATCGATGCGCTGCGCGGTGTGATCCAGATGGCCAAGGCGGTGATGGGCAGCTTCGAGGCGGTCTGGGCCGATATTGAGTTGCTTGGCACTTTCCTCGCTGGTGGCAAGGGACTGAACCCATTTTCTGAGGAGAACCAGGCCACCCTCAAGACCGCATTGGAAAAACGCAATGCGATCGTTGAAAAGGCCAACCAGACCTACGTTGACCTCTGGAAGATGCCGCTTCTGGCCGATGCGGTCAAGGAGCGCTTTGATGCCATCAACCGAGGCGAGACCGAAGCGGCCGGTGAAGCCGCCAAGCCCAAGCTGAACTACAACTCGGCCACTGGCGCGCTCACTGCAGCGGCCATGGCCAAGATTGAGAGCGACATCAAGCAGCTGCAGGGTCTGACCGATGTGGAAACGGGCCTTCTGAAGGACCGGCAAAAGATCATCGACCTCTATGAGGGGCAGGGTTACATCAGCTACAAGGAGGCCAGTGAGGCCCGGCTGAACGCCCAGCAGGAATTCACGGACCGCCTGGGTGAGTTGTATGCGCAGGAAGAGTCCATCTTGAAGCGTGGTCTGGCCACCGTGGCCAAGACAGCCCAAGACAAATTGAAGCTGCAGGACAAGCTTTCGGAAATCACCCTGCGCCGAGAAAAGCTCGAGCGTGAAGCCCAACAGTCCAACCTCGAGCGCGAGATCAAGCTGCCGGGTGAAACACTCAAAGACCTGCAGGAGCAGGTGGCCAGGAGCCAGGGGCAGCTTCGATCGACCGAAGAGCAGATCAAGGTCCTGCGTGAGACCGGATCGATCAGCGAGATCGATGCGCTCAAACGACTGTCGGCTGCCAGGCGCTCAAGTGCTGATGAACTGGCGGATTTCGCTGCCAAGGCCAGAGAGCTGGTGGAGGCCACACCTGGCAATGACAAATTGGCCGAATCGTTTCGGCGCATCGAGGAGGCGGCCCGTCAAGCAGCCGATGGAGCAACCTTGCTGGGGCAACGAGCCCTTGAGTTGTCAGACCCCGGTGCAGGATTCTCAAAGGCGCTGCGCACCCTGGGTGAAGAAACCGAGCAGGTAGGCAAGCAGATGGAGGCGGTGACCAGCAAGGCCTTCAATGGGATGAAGGATGCGCTCACCAATTTCGTGATGACGGGCAAGCTCGACTTCAGGTCACTGGCCACCTCCATCATCTCTGACCTGATCCGCATTCAGATCCAGCGTGCCATCACGCTGCCCATAGCCAAGGCGCTGGGCAGCATGTTCGGGTTTGCCGACGGCGGGATCATGACCTCGTCAGGCCCCTTGCCTTTGCGGGCCTACGCCAGTGGCGGAGTGGCCACCACGCCTCAGTTGGCGGTCTTTGGCGAGGGCTCCATGGCCGAGGCCTATGTGCCGCTGCCCGATGGCCGCTCGATCCCCGTCACCATGAACCAGTCCTCGTCCGGGGGCGGTGATGTATTCAACATCTCGGTCAACGTAGCCGAGGGTGGGGTGACCAGCAGCGCAGGTCAGGGCAAAGACCTGGGGCGGGCGATTTCCAGCGCTGTGCGCCAGGAGCTTCTCAGCCAGAAGCGGGCCGGTGGTCTGCTCGACCCCCGAAGAACTGGATGAATTAAGAGGTCCGTATGGCGTCATTCACATGGATTGCATCGATTGGCGCATCCCTCACCCTCAAACCCAATGTCCGCAAGGTCTCCTTTGGGGACGGGTACGAGCAGCGCATGGCCTTTGGCATCAACACCCAACCGGAGATCTGGTCCCTGGAGTTCAGGGGCAAATCAACGGCCGAGGCTGCTGCCATCGACAACTTCCTGCGTGCCCGTGGAGCGGTTCAGTCATTCGACTGGACTACCCCGAGCGGCATTGCGGGCAAATTTCTGTGCGAGGAGTGGAGTCGCACGGTGGAAGAACCCAATCTGGAAAACATCCGAGCCACGTTCAGGCAGGTGTTTGATCTCTCATGACAGCACAAGCCATTACCTCAGAAATTCAGCAACTTTCCCCGAGTGCTGTCATCGAGCTTTTCGTGATGGACCTGACCCTCTTCAATGAGGGGGTGGTTCGATTTCATGCGGGCACCAACGAGCTGCGCCGTCAGGTGGTCTGGCAAGGCAACACCTATGAGCCGTTCCCTATCCAGGCTGAAGGCTTTGAGTTCAACGGCAACGGCCAGGTGCCGCGTCCCAAACTCAAGGTGGCCAACGTCACGGGCAGCATCACTGCGCTGATCCTCTCCTACCAGGACCTGGTGGGGGCTCGGGTCACGCGAAAACGCACGCTGCTCAAGTACCTTGATGCCGTGAATTTCGGGACCGGTACCAATCCGACTGCAGACCCGACTGCCGAGTTTGCCGACGATGTGTATTTCATTGATCGAAAGTCACGAGAGACCCGGGATGTGGTCGAGTTTGAGTTGGCAGCCTCTTTCGATCTCGAAGGAGTGTCCTTGCCTAGGCGGCAGATTGTTCAGAACGTCTGCCCCTGGAGCTACCGGAGCTCGGAGTGCGGCTATACCGGGACGGCCTATTTCAACGCCAACGATGAAACGGTGACTAGCCGGGTTCAGGATGTCTGCGGCAAAAGGCTCGCGTCCTGCCAGAAGCGCTTTGGCTCGAATGCCGAGTTGCCCTTTGGCGGGTTCCCAGCGGCGGGCTTGATCCGATGATGGACTCCGTCAACCAATCGCTGGCGCTGGCCCATGCTGCTCGGGAGTTTCCCCGTGAAGCCTGTGGCCTGCTCGTCATTCACAAGGGCCGGGAGACCTATGTCCCATGCCGCAACATTGGCGTGGGTACCGACCAGTTCGTGATCCACCCCGAGGACTATGTCCGGGCCGATCGGCTTGGAGAGATCGTGGGGGTGTTCCATTCCCATCCGAATCTGCCCGCCGAGCCCAGCCAGGCCGACAAAGTGGCCTGCGAAGCTTCCGGCTTGCCCTGGTTCATTCTGTCCTTCCCCTCTGGACAGTGGCATGAGACGCAGCCATCTGGCTACATCGCTCCCTTGGTCGGTCGGGCATGGGCCCACGGCGTACTCGATTGCTACTCGGTGATCCGGGACTGGTATCGGGCAGAGCGGGGCATTGACCTGCCGAACTTTGACCGCTTTGACGAATGGTGGAAGCGCGGCCAGAGCCTGTACCTCGACAACTTCGGCTCGGCAGGCTTTGAGGCGCTGGGCTCCGTTCAATCCCAAGACATGGAAGTCGGCGATGTGCTCCTGATGCAGGTGGCTTCGCCCGTTCCCAACCATGCCGCCATTTACCTGGGTGACGGTCTGATCCTGCATCACCTGCAGGGCAGGCTTTCCAGCCGGGATGTGTATGGCGGCTACTGGCAAAAGATCACGACGCACATCTTGAGACATCGCACAGAAACAAACAACCCTCCATGACCACCATCATCCTTCTCGGCGAGCTGGGCAAGCGCTTCGGGCGCAGGCACAAGATGGCTGTGGCCACTGCTGCGGAAGCGGTGCGTGCCCTGTGCGCGAACTTTCCCACCTTTGAGCGAGAGCTCGTGGCTTCAGGTGAGCGAGGTGTGGGCTACCGGGTGCTGGCCGGGCGGGACGCCTTGAATCTTGATCGGCTGCATGAGCCCACGGGCCAGCAGCACATCACGATTGCACCTGTAATCTCCGGTGCTGGGGGCAATGGGCTGGGCCAGATCCTTTTGGGGGCGGCTCTGATCGCTGTGTCCTGGTGGAACCCGATGGGCTGGGCTGCGGCGGGATCGTTTCTCTCGCAAGCCACGCTCTATTCGGTGGGTACGTCCATGATTTTGGGAGGCGTGGCCCAGATGATTGCTCCGACGGCCAAGTCTTCTGACCCTTCCGAGCGACCAGAAAACCAGCCGAGCTACGTTTTCAACGGCGCTGTGAACACCACGGCCCAGGGGCATCCCGTGCCTGTGGGTTATGGGCGGCTGATTGTGGGGTCTGCCGTGATCAGCGCAGGCATTGATGTGGATGAGATCGCTGTATGAGCACCCAGAGCACTTCTCTGATCATTGGCGCAGGTGGTGGAAAAGGTGGGGGCGGCAGCGCTCGCGTGGCCCAGGAAGCGCCCGACAGCCTGCGCTCCAAGGCTTATGCCCGGGTGGTTGACCTCGTCTGCGAGGGTGAGATCGAGGGCTTGGCCGCTGGCCTGCAATCCGTCTACCTGGACGACACGCCTATCCAAAATTCGGATGGCTCGTACAACTTCACCGGCGTGACGCTGGAGGCGCGCACAGGCACCCAGCAGCAAAGTTATATCCCCGGCTTTTCCTCTGTGGAAAACGAGGTCTCGGTCGGGGTGGAATGCAAATTCGGTCAGCCCGTGGTGCGCTCCATCACCGACCCGGATGTGGACGCTGTGCGCATCAAGGTCAGCATCCCGACGCTAACGCTGCAGGACACGACCAATGGTGACCTGAGCGGTACTTCGGTCACTTATGCGATCGACCTGCAGTCCCGGGGAGCCGGGTACGTGCAGATCCTGCAGGACACGGTTTCAGGCAAGACCTCATCGCGCTACCAGCGCAGTTACTACGTTCCTTTGTCCGGGACTGGTCCTTGGGATGTGCGCCTGCGTCGCATCACGGCCGACTCGACGCAGACCAGCCTGCAAAACAAGACCTTCCTCGAGTCCTACACTGAGGTGATCGAGAGCAAGCTGCGCTACCCCAACAGCGCGCTGATGGCCTTGCGGGTTGACGCCTCCCAGTTCACCTCGATTCCCAGGCGCAGCTATGACTTGAAGCTCCTTCGGGTTCGCATCCCGACGAACTACTTTCCCGAGACTCGCTCCTATGCCGGTGTCTGGGATGGTAGCTTCAAGGTCGCCTGGGCGGACAACCCGGCCTGGTGTTTCTATGACCTGGTGACCAATACCCGCTACGGTCTTGGCAACTACATCCCAGAGTCGCAGGTCGACAAATGGGCGCTGTACCGGGTGGCCAAGTACTGTGACGAGTTCGTACCCAACGGGCTGGGTGGCTATGAGCCACGCTTTACCTGCAACCTGTACCTGCAGACCCGGGAGCAGGCCTACAAGGTGGTGCAGGACATGGCCTCGGTCTTTCGGGGCATGGCTTACTGGTCGGGTGGTGCCATCACGGTCACGCAGGATGCGCCGCAGGATCCGGTTTACCAGTTCACCGCTGCCAATGTCGTCGATGGCGAGTTCGCCTATCAGGGGTCCTCTGCCAAGGCTCGGCACACGGTGGCGCTGGTCAGCTGGGTGGATCCGGACGATTTCTACCGCCAGAAGGTGGAATACGTCGAGGACCTCGCAGGCATCGCCCGTTATGGGGTGGTGCAAGCCGATGTGGTGGCCATGGGGTGCACCTCTCGTGGTCAGGCCAACCGGGTGGGCAAATGGCTGCTGTACTCCGAGCAGTCTGAGTCGGAGATCATCACTTTCCGCACTGGACTCGAGGGAGCAGTGGTCCGACCTGGCGATGTGGTCAAGGTGGCTGATGCCAGCCGGGGTGGCATGCGACTGGGTGGACGCATTGCTGCGGCCACAACCGTGAACGTCACGCTCGATCAGGACTTGCCAGCAGGATCCTGGCGGATCTCCGTGGTGCTGCCCACGGGCGTCGTTGAAGAGCGACAAGTGGGGTCGCTCTCCGGCCAGACAGTGGGGGTGACCAGCGCGTTTTCGATGACCCCCCAGGTGGGCGCGATCTGGGTGCTGTCTTCTACGCTGGTGGAGGCTCAGCTCTTTCGGGTGGTGCAAGTCGCTGAAAGCGAACCCGGCATCCACGAAATCACGGCGCTGGCGCACAACCCCAGCAAGTACGTAGCCATTGAGCAGGGCTTGGCCTTGCAGCCTCGTGCCATCACGGTGCTCTCGACCACGCCAGCGGCCCCGACGGGGCTGACCGTGACCGAGAGCCTTTACCGGGTCAAGGATCAGGCGCTGGTGCTGATCCAGCTCGGCTGGGAGCAGGTCTTTGGGGCACTGGAGTACCAGGTCACCTACCGCGTCAACGGCGGCAACACCGTCACACTGCCCAAAGTCTCCAGCACCTATCTGGAGATCCGAAACGCTGAGGCCGGTGACTATGTCTTCACGGTCCGATCTGTGGGGGTATCGGGCAAGCTGGGCAACTCCGCAAGCCTGAGCCAGAGCATTCTGGGCAAGCTCCAGCCGCCAGATGATGTGCAGGACTTTGTGGTGCTGCGCCGCACGACCGATCTACTCCTGAGCTGGAGTGCCAACACCGATGCCGACCTCTCGGGGTATGAGGTCAGGGTGGGCACAGGGTGGGATTCGGGTGTGCTGGTGGGGCAGACGGCGGGCACGCAGTTGGTGCACGACCAAAGCGAGTCGGGTCAGTACAACTATCACATCCGTGCCTTTGACACTTCCGGAAAGTACAGCCAACACGTCACCACCTTCCAGCTCACCTTGCTCGCTCCCTCATCGGTGCGGCAATTCGATGTGGTGCAGTCAGCCAACCGGCTGGAGTTTCGTTGGCTGCCCAATCCCGAGCCTGAGGTCGTGGCCTATGAGTTGCGAGAGGGGGGTGCCTGGGACACCTCGATCTTCATCGCCGAGGTCAAGTCCAGCAGTTTCACGCTGCCCTCAGGCTTTGATGGGGAGCGCAAGTTCTGGATCAAGGCAATCGCATCGCCCGGCATTTATTCGGAAGAAGCCACCTTCGTCTCCACCGTGGTGGCGCAGCCCCAGAACGCCAATCTGCTGGTGACAGTGGATGCGCAGGCGACCCGATTCCCCGGAGTGAAGCATTTCGCTTCGGTCGAATCAGTCAACAGCCTGGATGTGCTGCGCATGGACAGCGGGGTGACCCAGTCCGAGTACCTGTTTGAGGTGAATTTGCCCACCAGTTACCGGGCACAAAACACCTTGCTGGCCAGCATCGGTGCGACTCTGGACGACCGCGAGACCTGGACCTCTGCCAATTACGCCTGGATCAGCTCGGCTGCCAGGCGGCAATGGACCTATGACGGTGCACTCAAAAGCATCGAAGCGAGGTTTCAGATGGCCCGTGAGGATGCGCTGCAAGCGGGTGAGCTCTACGGGTGGCGACTCAATGGGGTGCTCGGTGGCTACGGAAATCCCGTGAGCGCTGAAGCCATTGGCGTGGGCTATGGCGATGGGCGCTACGGCAGTGGTGTGCTGGTCAAGGACACGACCAAGGTGTCCTGGGGGGTGAGTATTCCGGGTGTCTTTCATGTGAGCTTCTGGTTCATCCCGAACCAGATCACCACATCGGTCATCTGGACTGCGACAGGGGGAGGTGTAGGTACAGGGGTGAGCCTCCTCGTCGGCTATGACTCGGTGGCAGGAACCTTCTTTCTGGAGGACCAGCTCTTTAACCGGGTGGTTGTGGCTTACCCCGTGAACGTGGCTGATCGCATCTGCATCGGTGTGTGCCAGACAGCAACAGAGCGCAGGCTTTTCATCGGAAAGATGGGAGGCGAGGTCCAAAGCGCAAGCCAACCTCTGGCACCGACAGCGGGGTATTCGACCCTCAAGCTGTACTGACAGATCAGTTCAGACAAATCAATCAACCTGAGTACAGGCGTTGCACCCAATGGGGCAGCGCCTATTTTTTTGGAGAAATCCCATGATGGATGAAGGTATGCAAATCAAAGGCTCGCTCACGCTGGTGCTGGCCAAGCCCAGTGGCGAAGTCGAGGTAGTCCACAAGGACAACATCATCGTCAACGGCGGCTTTGACTTCGTGGCCGATGCGATTGGCAACTCTGGCAGCCGCCCTGGAGTGATGGGCTGGATTGCGGTGGGGACGGGCACGACAGCCGCAGCATCCACCCAGACCGCCCTGGTCACTGAGATCAAACGCAACGCCTCGACCTACGCCCACACGGCAGGCACCAAGGTGTTCACCTTTACGGCCAGTTATGCGGCGGGTGACGCCACAGGTGCATTGACCGAAGCGGGTGTGTTCAACGCAGCCTCGGCCGGAACCATGTTCGATCGTGTGGTGTTCCCGGTGGTCAATAAGGGTGTGGATGACAGCCTGACCGCAGTTTTTACCTTCACGATGAGCTGATCGGGCGAATGACATGGCCGAGACCGTCAATGTCTCAAGCTCGCCGGGGGCCAATTACACCTGGACCACTGGCAAGTTTGCATGGAGCAGCGCCACAGCCGGTAAGAACTGGACGAGTGCATTTCCGGCGGTCTACAGCCTGAGCGTGGCCACGGACATCGGTTTCACGGAATTGATCCAGAAGCTGGGCATCAAGCGAAGCTCCGAAACCATTGCCTTTGCTGAGAAACAAGGCAAAGGGCTGGTATTGAACAAGTTCGAGGTCATGAGTTTCGCGGAGACCTACACGGACCTCATTGCCTTCGTTCTGAGGTTTGTCGAATCCTTTGCGTTGGCAGAAAAGAGCGGGCTTTCCAACACCAAGCGGGTGTTTGAGGTGTTTCAGGTGGCCGAGGGGTTGGCACGGCAGATTGCACTGAGAAAATTCGAGACGCTGGCGCTGGCTGAGACCTACACCGACCTCATTGCGTTCATCTTGCGCGTGGGCGAAAGCTTCAGCTTTACCGAGAAACCATCGAAGGCTCTCACTAAGCCACAGGCAGAGAGCTTCAGGTTCACTGAGATGCTGTCCAGGTCGCAGGTCAAACGGATCTCTGAGGCGTTTGTGTTCGCTGAGGTTTTCGGACGGACTGTTGCCTACCGCAAGGCCATCAGCGAAGGGTTCGCGATGGGCGAGGCGCTGCGGCGTGCGCAGACCTTGAAGTTGGCCGAGGCCTTGAACCTGGCTGAGCAATACCGAAGGCGAGCCAACGGGGTCATCAGCGACATGATCGTCGCCAGCACCGAGATTACTGAGCAGGACTTCATGGACATCCTGGAGTCAGGTCACCCACCGGGCTACACCAACTTCCGGGACTTCATTCAGGGCGACTACACCTACCAGCGGGCGCTGTTCAGGGCGATTCTGACCTCCAGCAATGCTGATCGGGGCTACATCGATGGCCTGCGCGTCACGGTCGATGTGCCCGATGTCTTTGACCGTGGAACTGCCCAGGTGAGCAATGCTGCCAATGGCGTGATGGTTGTCTTTTCCCGGCAGTTTCGTGTCTCGCCAGAGGTCACGCTCACCTTCAAGGGGGGCACCACGGTGGCCGTCCCCCGAATCCTGGGTGCGGTTTCGACCACCGGCTTCACCGCAGTTCTTGAAAACACCTCTGGTACCCGGGTCACAGGGGCCATTTCTTGGGTTGCTCAAGGATATTGATAGGGCATTAAATGCAGAACTACACCGAAATTCCATCCTCAACGACGCTGTCTGACTCGTTGTCTCAGATCCTGAACAACGACAAGACGGCGCTCTCACTCTCGAGCGGAACGTCTTTCCCGACGGTCAACCTGCAACTGGGCATGCCGTGTTTCAGGACCGACGAGCAAAAGCTCTACATCCTCACGGTGGTCAGCCCTGCTTCGTGGAAGATGGTCATTGACCTCTCGGCCACTGTCGGCAAGGTGGCCAATGCGGACCTGCTCGATGGCATCGATTCCACCGGCTTTGCCTTGTCGGGGCACAACCATGACGCAGCTTATGCCGCGCTGGCCCACAACCACAATGCCGCCTATCTGGGCATCACGGCCAAGGCTGCTGATGCTGACAAGCTCGATGGCTATGACTCGACAGCCTTTGTGCGATCAGTCAACGGTTACGGGCCTGATGCCAATGGCAACTCCAGTGTGCCCATTGATCTTTCGAGCCGTGTGGCCAAGTCCGGCGACACCATGACTGGCACCCTCACGGCGCCCAGGCTGCAAATTGCAGGCACGGCCAATTATCTGGACATGGTGGATCAGGACTGGGGCACCCGGTATCTGCACCACAACCAGGGGCTCATGGGATTTTTGAAATCCGATGGCAACTGGGACATGTACATGAACAACAGCGGTCAGATGTGGACAGCCAACTACGGATGGCTGCACGACTACTTCTTCAGCACCATCGCTAACTGTTTCATCGGCAACTGCCCAGGCAACACGGGCAATTGCAGCCCAGTGGGCAACAACGCGACTTCTGTGGTTTCGAACTGCGGTAGCGCATCTTTTGTCCGCGATGAGCTGGTGGACAACGGCAGCCAGATTTCTGTTCGAAGAACCCAATACAACTTCAACTGCAACTGCAATTGCAACTGTGATTGCTACTGCTGATCCGGGGAAACAAATGAGCGATTTGACCAAAATTTTCCCCGCTCCGGTGCTTCGCATCCAGGAGCTGTTGAGCCCCACTGAGGTTGAGCAGGCGACCGAGCTGGCCATCAAGGCCAACGAGCGCCTCAATGACCATCAGGTCCCGTACTCCCGCACCTACCGAGACAGCCTGGACTTCATGTTCCCGGAGTTCTTCAAGCCCATATTCCGACGCCTGCGCCGCAGCATCGAGGACGAGTTCAAGTGCAGCGTCAGCAACATGGTGGGGCGCGAATCCATATTTCGCTACGGCCAGCACCTGCCTTTCCACACCGAGCCGCACGCTGATATTTCTTGCGTGCTGTGGCTGGACTTCCCCGCAAAACCCGATCCATCCAGGCGCGACTATTCGGGCATGTTCTGCCTGCACAACCCGCACCTCCTGTTTGGTGGCCGCGCAACAGCCGTGTTTGGCAACATCAACCACATGGAAATGCCATCGCCTGGTGATGCCTTCGTTTTTCCCTCCCACATGCCGCACTTTGTGTTCCCGTACAACGGTGAGCGCCCTGGCGTGGAACTTCACTTTGAGATGCTTGCGGAGGCTGCATGAAGCTCGTTACCTTCAATGTCAGCGTCGATGAAGAAAAGGCGGTGCGTGTAGAGCAAACCGCTGACGGCTACACAGTTTCCTTTGCTGGCGCATCCATCAACATCGGCGTGCAACTTTTCAAGCAGGGCGAGCTGCAGTTCCTGATGTATGGCAAGCAGTATCAGAGCGAGGTTATTGGCATCGTTTCTCAGCGCGAATATGTCGACAGCCGAGATGGTCTGACGATCCTGGCTCAGCACGGCCTGACCGATGGCCTGGGCTGGTTCTACTTCGGTGAGACCGCCGAAGAGGCCTGTCTGTGCATCACCAAAGCCATGACGACGCAATGCCCATTCGGCATCGTGCAGCCGGGTAAGCCCCGTGATGTTCTGCCAGGCATCTTCCCCGACAGCGAAAGGCTGGGGGTTCGGAACCTAGCAAAGATCGCGCTGCTGCGCAAACTCAACCCGCTCGACAGCCTTGCCGCCCTGGAAAAACAGGTCGACTTGCTCAGTTCCCTGGTCATCCAACTGGCCAACCTGGTGCCTGGCCAAGAAGACATCGCCTTGATTAACCACCTCCAGCACATCATCAACGATGCCAGCGCCAATGCGGGCAAGAGCGACGATCAAACCGTCGCCAGCGTGTTGTCCTTCAAGATGGCCCTGCGCCAGGCGCAGGCCGATTACTTCGCTGCACGCGACGGAGCCACATCATGACCAAATTCATCGTCACTACCATCAACCCCGACAACGAACAACTTACCCGTTTTCACTATGACAATGCAACCAGCGAATTGACCCGCGAATCTGGTGAGCCTGTGGTTCATGCGGTCGAAGTCGCTGAGCGCGTAGAGGCTCCAGCAGTCTCCAAGCAGGCACCGCTGAACAAAACCAGCCCCCGCATCCTCAAAATTAGCCTTGGCCTGTCTTGCAACTACGAGTGCGAATACTGTTCGCAGCGTTTTGTTCCGCGCTCAGTCGAAACCAACCACGGCGATGTGCAGGCCTTCATCGACGGCCTCGACGCCTGGGTGACGAGCACGCCTGAGAAGGTCGAGTTCTGGGGTGGCGAGCCCCTGGTCTACATCAAGACCATGCGCCCCCTGGCCGAGGCCATCAAGGCCAAGTTCCCCAAAGCAGAGCTGTCGGTCATCACCAACGGCTCGCTGCTGAGCGATGACATCAACGAATGGCTTGACCGCATGGGTTTCAATGTCGGTATCTCGCACGATGGCCCTGGCCAGCATGTGCGCGGCCCTGATCCCCTACAAGACCCCCAGCAGCGGGCCGCCATCATGGCGCTGTACGCCCGGTTGGCCCCGCAGCGGCGTATCAGCTTTAACGCGATGGTCAATCGCAAAAACGCATCGCGCGCCGCCATACAGCGCTTTTTCATCGAGCTGACTGGCGATCCCAGGGTGCCCATTGGTGAGGGCTGCTTTGTTGATGCCTATGACGAAGGCGGCATTGCCCTTTCGCTTCAGCCGTATGAGTTGCACGCCTACCGCAGTCAGGCCTTTCACGAAATCCGTACTGGCCAGGCCGCCAACGTCCAAGCCGTGAATAGCAAGACGGCCAGCTTCGTCAATTCCATCCGAAGCCGCCGCCCGGTATCCAGTCTGGGCCAGAAGTGCGGCATGGATAAGTCCGACAGCATCGCAGTTGACCTGCGCGGAAACGTCCTGACCTGCCAGAACGTGAGTGCAGCCAGCACCGCACCCAATGGCCAGGCCCACCGCATTGGCCGTGTAACTGATTTGGCTGGAGTCAAGCTCGACACGGCCACGCACTGGAGTAAGAGGGCGGACTGCCCGAATTGCCCGATGCTGCAGATTTGCCAAGGCTCCTGCATGTTCCTGGAGGGGCCCCTTTGGGATCGATCCTGCGACAACGCGTTCTCTGATGCTGTGCCCATCTTTGCCGCTGGCATCGAATTCCTGACCGGACAGGTACCGGTGCACATTGAGGGCATGTTTCGGGAGGACCGCAAAGACATCTTCGGTATCTCTGGTCAAGGGCTCAACAACCAGGGTGCTACCCCGAAGCCAGCAAGAAAACCTTTCCCGATCCCGGTCGTCTCCGTTTAACCACTTCAACTTTTCGTTTCACGGCCGCCATGGTTTGCCCTGGCGGCCTTTTCATTTGGAGTAATCAATGCCTGAACCTACAAGCTCTGGAGTCGCAGGAGCGGCTGCCGCCTACAAAGCCATTGGGGGTGCTGCTGGAGCGGCCGCTGGTGGTGCCACCCTGGCGGCGGTTGTCGTGATGCTCATGACGCCACCCAGAACCATTCGCGAATGGACGGTCGGCTTGATCAGCACTGTCGTATCGAGCATCTGTGGCGGCGCAATCACCGTCGAGTATTTCCAGCTGCATCACTGGGCGTTTTCAACGATCGGTCTGTATGCCATGGGCGGGGTGATCTTTGCTTGTGGCTTGCCGGGTTGGGCGATGGTGCGCTGGTTGTTCAACTTCATCGACGAGCGACGGGATGCATCGATTGACCAGGTTGCCAAAGATGTGAAGGAGCTGCTGTGATACCTGCCGAGTTCATCATGCGGCTATCTAAGCCAGCAATGGAATCCCAGCAAAAGTCTGGGGTTCCTGCCAGCATCACGATCGCTCAGGCGGCACTTGAGTCTGCCTGGGGTGAGTCAGGCCTTGCTAAAGCTGGGAACAACCTTTTTGGGATCAAGGCCGACAGCCGGTGGAGGGGCGAAACGCTGACCTTAAACACTCGGGAGTTCATCAAGGGGCAATGGCTTGTTGTTCCAGCCAAGTGGCGAAAGTACGCCAGTTGGCAGGCCAGCATCGATGACCATGCTGCATTCCTCAGAGGCAATCCACGCTATCAGCCATGCTTCCTGTGCCAGACCACTGGGGCATTTGCGCGTGCGCTGCTCAAGGCTGGCTACGCGACCGATCCCTCCTATGCAGACAAGCTGCTCGGTTTGATTGCCCAGCACAAGCTCTTGGCCTTGGATCTGGAGTCGAAATGAGCTGGCTCACTCGTTTACTGATCTCCAACTGGAGCCTGGCCCTGGCTCCCATCTTGTTGCTTTTCATCTGGCTAAGTGGCGTCTGGGTAGGGGAGGGGCGCACCCAACGGGCGTGGGATGCCGAACGGCATCAGGCGGAGCTTGCTCAAGCCCGTGAGCAACAGAAGATTGCTGACATTAAACGCTCACAGGAGCAAATCAACCATGAAATCTCAAAAGAATTCAATCAACGATCTGTGCAGTTGGCTGCTGATTTGCAGTCTGGCAGCTTTGTCAGGATGCGCGGCAGCGCCGCAGACGGTGTCGGGGGCGTGTCCGCCGTTCCCGCAACCTCCGGCGCCGTTGCTCCAGCCGCCTCCAACTCTGTACCTGTTGCCCCCAGAGATGAGGGAACGATGAGCTGTGAGCGACTTGGCGAGGATGCTGCCAAGGCCACGCTCATGCTTGTTGAACTTCAAAAATGGGTTCAAGAGATGGGAGCGTTGGTCAGGGTGAATGAACCCAGCTATTAAGTCCGTTCAACTTGCAAGTTGTTCAAGAAAAAAACGACTCAATCAACCCGTAGAAAACTTGCAATTCATTCGATTTCAGGCCTTCATGTCCAACATAATGTCACTGGTGAATTGCATTGTAATTTCATGATGCGAAACAAATGCTGAGCTGGTGCAAGTGTCTGCTCAGACAGTTTGCCGGGTGACAATTACTCTGCAAGATTAAATTTAATGGAACAAAAAAGCGGCATCCCAGTTATTGATCTTTTCGCTGGACCAGGTGGTCTTTGCGAAGGCTTTGCATCTCTTGTTCGTGGCGGAACACGTGAGTTCGACATACGTGTTTCGATTGAAAAAGATCCCGTGGCTCACAGGACCCTTTCACTGCGGGCGCTGTTTCGGTCATTTCCGGTTGGCAAAGTACCAGAGCCGTACTACCAATACATAAGGGGAGAGATCTCTCGCAATCAGCTTGAAAACGATCCAGCGGTCAAACCATTTGTTGCCAAGGCATACAGCGAGGCTCGCTGTGCAGAGTTGGGCAAGGATGACCACAGTGAAATTGATGGATGGATCCGCGAGGGGCTTGCTGGAGCAAAGGACTGGGTCCTGATTGGTGGTCCTCCTTGTCAGGCCTATTCCCTAGCCGGTCGCGCACGGATGCGCGGCAGCAACCCCAAAGAGTTTGAAGCTGACAAGCGGCATTTCCTTTATCGCGAGTACCTTCGGATCATCAAGGAGTTTTCTCCTTCTGTTTTCGTCATGGAGAACGTGAAGGGGATGCTGACTTCCCAGCACTCGGGGTCACCAATTTTCGACCGCATTCTTGGTGATCTTCGGTCTCCCGGAAATGGGCATGAATATCTCATCCGCTCATTTATTGTTCCAGGTGAAATTCAGAACCCCGATGACTTCGTCATCAAGTCAGAGGAACTTGGAATTCCGCAAAGTCGACATCGGGTGATTCTTTTTGGTATCAGGGCTGACGTTGCTGACTCCGTCCCAGACCTGATCCAACATCCCGAAAGATTCAGCCTCGCTAAGGCGCCACGAGTTACTGCACGGGAAGCACTGGATGGATTGCCTGCGCTTCGCAGCAAACTGTCAAATCGATTTGACGGAATGCCCGACTCCATTGCTAATTGGCAGAAAGCTCTCGTAAATGGCCTGAAGATCCTTGAAAAGAAAAGGAGCGGTGTGCCTATTCGGGTCCTCGAGCGAGCTCAATGGGCGGTGACTAAGTCATGGATTCACAAGTCAACTGGCGGCTTGTTTATCAAGTCAGATGTGTCAATGGGTGGAGCCCTGGCATCCTGGTATCAGGATGCCAGAATTGGTGGGGTTACTCTGCACGAGACACGGAGCCATATGGAGTCCGATCTTCATCGGTACCTCTTTGCATCTTCATTCGCTCGTGAGGAAAAGCGATCTCCAAAACTGCGAGATTTTCCCGATGCAATGCTTCCGAGTCATGAAAACGTGAATAGTGATTCAACTCCATTTGTGGATCGATTCCGTGTCCAGCTACGCCACCAGCCATCCACAACGATCGTGTCCCATATTGCCAAGGATGGGCACTACTACATTCATCCCGAGCCCTCGCAGTGCCGGAGCTTGACGGTTCGAGAGGCTGCGCGCTTGCAGACGTTCCCCGATAACTATTTCTTCGAGGGTAACCGAACGCAGCAGTACCACCAAGTGGGGAATGCTGTCCCGCCGCTGTTGGCCCGGAAAATCGCTGAAATTGTCCTCAGACTGTTGCAGTCGGCCCGACGTTGA